CGCCTATCCCGAGTTAAGTCTGCCAGCCAGACCGACGCAATTTCCGGGCGGCAGCGCGGCCAAGCGACAGCTCTGCCGCGAGCGCCTGGCCAACGGCCTAACACCTTGCCACCCGCAAGACTCCCCTCCCGACCCTCCCGACGTTGACCGAATCATCAACACCCGCAGCAATGGTTCCGTGCGCCGGCGCGGACTTCGGAGGAAACCCAAATGAAGGAGCTAACCTTGACGCAACTACGCCTCGACGAAATCCGCAGGGACGGCGGCACACAGACCCGCGCTCGCGTCTACGAAGATTGGGCCGTGCAAATGGCCGATCACCTGCGAGCTGGCGGCACACTTCCGCCCATAGTGGTGTACAGGGATGTAGACAGGTATAACTGGCTCTCTGAGGGCTTCCACCGCTTTCGCGCGCACGAGTTGGCCAAGCGGCGGGCCATCGAGTGCGACTTGCGTGAAGGTACGCTCCGACAGGCCATACTGAACGCGCTTTCGTCGAACCTGGAGCACGGCAAGCAACTCACCCCGGAGGACAAGCGGCACGCGGTCGGCATCATGCTGGCGGACTCCGAGTGGTCCAAGTGGTCCAAGGCGGAAATCGCCAAGCAATGCGGGGTGTCCCGTTCCCTGGTTCTCAGCATCATCCGAGAGAGCAGCGCATCATGGCGCGAAACCAAGATGCGCCGTAAGTGCAAGCGGGGCAAGAAGATATATACACAACCCTCCACCAGAAAAACCAAGACGAACGCCAAATCCGTCATGGACGCGGAGGACGACGAGGACATCGAGGCTGCGGAGTGGCGGGCGCTGCTCCTGGAGGCTGCGGAGGACATCAAATCGTCGCGTGGCGACGTGGCGGCGCTCGATGGAACCGAGATTGCCGTGAAGCATCTGGACGCGGCCCTGGAGGAACTGGCGCGGCTGGTGAGGACGGAGTGACGCAGGCATGTCAGCGGCGGTACAGTGTCTCGCTCCCTTCCGGAGCCAGCCATGCCGCCGTCACCGTGCCCACCGCCGCCGCGTCCCACGTCCCTGGAGCTTGCCCGGCAGCTTCTGACGCAGCTTCGGCTGGAGAAGCAGCCCATGCACCTGATTGACAAGGCGCACGTCATTGTGGAGCTTCTGAAGCCGAGAACCAAGCTCAAAAAGTGATACCGGACGTTCCGATTGAGCTATACATGCGGATACCGATTGAATAAGATGGTCTGTAGAAATGGTACGAGCCGGGTTGTAGCCCGGCTCGCGTGAACCATGAGCGTCTGTGACGGAAGCTCAATGTCAATGATACCCGCCGCCTCTGGCATGTCAAGCACATTCGGGCTTCCCCGGTTTATCCGCGCCGATTTTGCCGGACCCAAAAATCCAAGGTGCGTGAAGGTATGCGCCGCGTTTCAAAGCTCGCGCGGTGAGTCAGGCAGGGAGAACAAAGGGGCCATCCAGCGTTTGAGAAACGACTGGTTGCCGGGCAACGGTCTGGTAGTCGATCCAGAAAAAGAGGCTACGTCCCGGTCCATGCGGCACAGCCGCCCTAATACTGCGAAAGCAGTCCCCTCGAAAACCCTGTAAGTTCTCGGCAAGGGAAGCCCGAGCCCGCCTGATTCCGCAAGGCCGCAACGTCACAGACCCCGGCATCCCGAAGGCCAATACAGCCCCTCTCCTGAGAGAACGGGTATATTAGGCTGGGATGCCTCTTTGCGCCAGTGCAGGCGTTGACACCGCCGAAGCGGAAGGTAAAATGAGCTTGAGATTGCGCTTTAGCGAAGCCTCTGTCTGAACAGGAGGCCAAATATGTGAGTGCTTGCTTTTCCAAGGTGCTGAGCCGGCATCCGAAATGGTGCCGGCTCTTTTCATGCGCATCTCTTCACGCAACCCCATTGGCCTTCGGCAACTTCCGTCGCTTACCATGCGCCAACCCGCCCCGACAGCGGGCCTGTGCCACTTGTCCGAGACGGCGCAGGTGTGGGGGCGGGCTTTCAAAGGGGGCCGCAGTGGAGAACTGGACACCTGCCGAAGTCATCGGTGTGATAGGTGCCCTCGGCACCCTGATTACGCTGCTCGGCAAAACCATCGTGGACATAATCCTCACCGCGAAGACGCGGAAGGAAATCAAGGGGGTCAAGGACGACCTGGCCGCGAACACGCAGATAACCAAGGAAGGCACGGCCAGCGCGACGGAGAACGCCAAGCTGGCGGCGGACACGGCGACGGAGGCCAAGGACACAGCCAAGGCTGTGTCTCAGGACATCAAGGACAAGCTGAACGGGGGCCTGGACTCGGCTATCGAACAGCTGGTCAGGCCGATATTCCAGGCCCACGATGCCCGGATTGCCACGTTGGAGCGGGATATGGCGGCCATCAAGGCGTCTGTCGAGGGGGTGTCGCGGAACGTCGATTCGACCCGCCACGAGATGCGCGGGCACCTTCAAGCGGTCACGAACAAGCTGGACCTGATCGGTACGCAGTTGCCAAAGAAGGACGGCTGATCCATGAACCTCGGTCAACTCTTGCTCGCCATCTTCTTGATCGTGTTCGGCCTGTCGTTGTTGCTGGCGCTGGCCATCCCCGGCTGGGTCATCGGCCTGCTGGCCATCGTGGCGGGCATCTTGCTGCTGGCGGGGAGGCAGTCCAATGGCCGTGATATTCTTGCTGGTGTTTCTGTTCGCTCTGTTCGCCAGCGTCATCATCGTTTGCCTGTTGGTGAGGCTGACCCAGTCTGAATTCCGCAAGTGCGCCGATTGCGGTTGCCTCATCGACACGTCGGGGAAAAGAGAACCTCCAGACGGCTGGCAGTTAGCGGACGGTCGCACCGTTTGCGGGCCGTGCTGCGCAGCCGATACCGCAATGTGCCTGTCTCGGTGGGTGAGCATGGGACATTGAAATGGCAACATGGCATTTCTGGCCTAGCTGCTTTCGCATCCGGCCGCGCGTAGGCGGTACAGTTGACATCTGCTCTGCTGGCAGGCGAGCTCCCGGCCCCGGTCTGAGTTGTCGCGGTTCAAAGCCTGCCAGCTGCCCCGGCAATTGGACCGGGGCCAGGTGCTTTTCGGGAAAACCATGCTCCTCGAACCGATCCACGGAGTTGTGACCAGCGACGGGTACGGCGACTACCTCGAAGTTTCCCTGTCCCACAACCGGGAGTTGTTCGACCACTGCGTCGTGGCAACCTCGACAGCGGACACCGAATCGCAGAGGATCGCCGGCAAGTACGACTGCACGCTGATCGTTACCGACGAACACAAGGCTGGCGGTGGTTTCAACAAGGGGATGCTGGTTGAGCGGGCCCTGCAACAGCTTCCCTCGACCGGCTACCACTGCCATTTTGATGCCGATACGATTCTGCCGGGCAACACCCGGCGACGTCTGGCGGCAGCCCTGCACGACCGCCAGGGCATCTACGGCGCGGACCGGATGAACGTCGTGGGGTGGGATGCTTACCAGCAACTGCTGGCGACCGGCTGGGCAACGCGGGGATTCGAGCATCACCACTTTCTGAGCTACAGCATCAACCGGGCCGAGATCGGCTCGCGGCTTATTTATGGAGATCAATCTTGGGTCCCCTTGGGCTACTTTCAGCTGTGGCATTCCAGCGTGGAGTACACGGGCATTTACCGGACGCGGCCCTATGCGGTGGGCTCGGCCTCGTGCGCCCATGACGACGTGCAGTTTGCCCTGCGGTTTGACCGCCGGCACCGGCACCTGATACCCGAGTTTCTGGTCGCGCACCTGGTCACGGACGACAGCGGTTATGGTGTCAACTGGAACGGACGCAAGACGAAGAAATTCGGGCCGGCACCGCAGAAGGCCGGACCAGCAGCAGAGGGCTACCATCCAACGGTCTACCGCGGCGTAGTGGAGTTGGTTCACGGTGAGGAGCTGGTGTTGCGGGCCGAGCGAGTGCATGTGTTCCGGGTGCCAGCGACATGCACGATAACCCTGGACGGCCATCCGGCCAAGCTGACCCAGCTGCGGCACGGCTACCGGGCGGAAGTGACGGCTGAACGGGGGACGGCGTTGAAGATCGTGGCAAGGCGAGACGGAGGGCGCTGAGTGTGGCGACTGTTGACCGGCCTACTGCTGCTGCTGCTGGCGCTGACGGCGTTGTCGCAGCCGGCGCCGGTCGATGCGCTGCTGAGTCCGGCGCAGGTAGTGAAGCTGGCAGCGGACGACCTGGCGGGACTGCCGGCCGACGTGCAGCCGCACATTCGGTATATCTCGCTGGCGATGCTGCCGGCGACAAAGCGGAGTTCATGGGCGGCGGTGTTGAGTGGTCACGTCAATGGCTTGAGCAGGGAGGTTGACCTTGTCCAACTTGCATCCGTGGGGGGCGGATTTCTGTTGCGGGTTAACCTACTTGACTACGGGATTGACCCCCGCGTCTGGGACAAACTCCCAGACCCCTACTTTACGGCGAGAATCCGCACGACGCTCAAAACGCTCTGGCCTGGTGGTGTCTGGACTGACGGCCAAAGCTATGCGGCTGGCTCTTTTGTGTGGGTCCGTGAAGAGGTCACTGTCGCAACCGCTCCCTGGCTCTCCGAGACGCCAGCCGGCAAAACGGCGGTAACGTACCTTGCGGCGCAGACTGGCTCACCGGTGCCGGTGGTTCATGGACCGTGGTTCCTCTGGCAGACGGCCACGGATGAGGGACGCGGCGGGTTGGGGTACAGCGGGTTTCTCGGGGTCAAGAACCAGAAGGACTTCGAGAACCTCGTGCGATTCGACGCGAAGCAATCGGCCAAGCTGGAGCATCTTCGCGGCATCGTGTGGTCGGACATTACCCAGCAGCCGCGACGTTTTAAGTTGGGAAAGACCACGGTCGGAGGCGGCGGGTACTACGAGACATTCGATAGCGCCCTGGCTGTGGACGCGAAGAACCCAATCCGTGTCCTTGAGGATGCGGGCAACGGATTCGAGTTCGACGTAACTGAAAAAATAGCGGCGGGTCTTAATGGCTGGCCTAAGAACTACCTCGGAAACTCGAAGGGTGAGAGGGCCGACAAAGCGCCGGACAACATCGTGCAGGGGGACCACACGGGGACGAGGTCAAAGGAACTGCTCAACAACATCTCCTGCTGGGGGTGTCACACGGAAGGAAAGGCTTTCGATTACATCCGTCCGATTGACCCCGTGCCAATCCGCAAGCTGACGAGTTACGACTACGAGACGTTCCTGACGCTCAAGAGGCAGTACAAGCGAGACGCCACGTTGCAGACGCAAATGGCCATCGACCGGGCGAGCTTTGCCGGTGCCGTGAAAGAGGCAACGGGCATGACGATTCAGGAGTTCGGGCAGTCGTACAGGGCATACTACAACGCCCACGACGACCTGCGAGCGGGGGTAGCTCAGGTGAGCCGCGATTGGGGGCTGACCGGGGCGCAGGTGACGCGGGCGATGCGAGACTACGGCGAGGACAGGCTAGACCCGGTTCTCTCAATTGTGCTGAGTGGTGGAACGATTCCTCGCTCGGCTTACGAAGAGTTGCAGCCCGTGCTGGCTCAGGTGTTCGCGGGGGTGAAGCGGTGAGTTCATCCGCAGTAGAAACCTACAAGCACATTCGCCGTGTGCAGGCTGGCCTGGACCTTGTTATCCGCGACCTGCTGACGCGCTCACAGGTTCACGATTCAAGCAAGCTCTCAAGCCCAGAGGTTGAGGCTTTCGACGAGTACACCCCAAAACTGGCCGGATGCACTTATGGTTCTGAGGAGTACCGCAGCTACCTCGACGCCATGCGGCCCGCGCTTGAGCATCACTACCGCAACAACAGCCATCACCCGGAACATTACGCAGACGGCATCCGAGGAATGTCCTTGCTGGACCTGATTGAAATGCTTGTAGACTGGAAGGCCGCAACGCTGCGGCACAATGACGGAGACATTCGCCGGTCGGTTGAAATCAATCAGAAGCGGTTCGGTTACTCCGACGAACTGAAACAGATTTTCCTGAACACGCTACCGCTCATTGAGGGCCAAAAATGATCCGCCTTCCGCGTCTCTTCGCTTTCGCCATCCTCCCCCTCTGCTTGCTCGTGCTGCTCGCGCCCTGCGCTGACGCCACGGGCTGCCGCGTGGTCGCGCCAGCGCAAATCGTGGTGCCGGTGGCAACCGTGGTGACGCCCTATGTCACGCCGGTGGCTGTGGTGCAGGCGGTCCCCGTGTTGTACCAGCAGCAATATTCCGTGACCTACGCCGGATCGTCTGTCAGCGACCTTCAGACAGCGACCGCTGAGTTGCGTGTGGCCCTGGCCGAATTCAAGGGCTACACCGCTGGATTCGCGGCGAGCATCAAGGGCGGAACCGTGCCCGGACCGCTCCAGCCGAGGGCCGCGCCCCGCATGTCGCAGGCCGATGAGCCAGCGGTAGTTCCCCTGATGGTGACGCGGTGCGCCGGCTGTCATGATGCCGCTGTGGCCGCGAGCAAAGGCGGGAAGCTCGTGCTGACGGAGGCTGGCCGGGCCAAGGTGCTGACGCCAGAGGATCTTGGAAGCGTCCTTGATCGCCTATCCACGAAGGACGCATCGCGGGCCATGCCGCGTGGGCAACAGATTTCAGCGGAGGAGCGGTTGGCACTGATCCAGGCGGCGATGGCGGGGCAGGGTCAGGCGGCACAACCGCAGCAGCAGGGAGCAAAAGAATGACGCTGGCCAACCAGGTTGATAAACTCGCCTGTCGCGCTATCAAGCTTGAAGGATTGGCTGGCGATATGTTGGCGACGATCAAGATTAACTTCGAGCGGGGCTACCTAATAGCCCAGAACGACGAAGGCAAACTTAACCTACAAAAGATCGTCGCTTCGTGGGAGAAACAGTTGGCTGAAGCCAAGGAGTAGCCTGGTGTGCCCACGCCCGAGCAATCGCTGGTCGTCATGGTGTTGTCCGGCCGCATCGGCGACGTGCCGGAATTCGCGGCGTACATCGGTGCCAATGGAGCCCGGCTGCGAGCAAAGGTTATGGTTCACAGGCGTGCGATTGCGGATCACTTTTGCAAGCTGATGGCCCGCAAGTATCCGCCGCCGGTCTGGGAAGCGATGCTGGTTGCCCGTGAAACGTGGTTCGCCGAGTTTGAGTCGTCGAAATTGAAAACCGAAACGCCCAAGAAGCGAAAGGTAAGGTGTCCCCGTGCGTAACAAGTGTGTGATCGCTCTCCTGTCCCTGGTGCTGCTGGTCAGCGCCGCCCCGGCGTGCAATGTGGGTGTTCCCGCATTCGCGGCCGTCGCCAGCTACAGCTACGCTCAGGCTGCCCTGATTGTCCCGCCGGCCGTGGCCTACGTTGTGCCGTCCGTGGTGACGCAGACCACAACCCGCGTCGAAACGGTAACGCAGGCCCCGCAGGTGGTGTACACCGCGCCGGCCGTCGTCTTTCAGCAGGTGCAGTACATCCCGGCGTTCGTCCAGCTGGCGAGCTACTACACGTCGTCGCCTTACGTCAACGCGGTGTTCGCCAGCCGTCGCTTCGTTCGCCGTGCCGCAGTAGTTCCGGTGCGCCCGGCCGTCGTCGCTCGCCGCGCTCTGGCGGTGCGACCTGCTGTAGCCGTCCGTCCCGCCGTGGCCGTCCGCGTCGGCGGCGTGCGGCGGGTTGGTGTAGCCGTGGGAGTGGGCCGCGTTGGCGTGTTCGGCTTCCGCGGCATTCGCCGGTTCCGGTAAACCTGCAACGGGCTGGCGGCCGGTGCAGCACCCACTTGCAACCCAAACGGCCGCCAGCTTTTCTCTCACTCGAAAGGACACGACCATGAAAACAATCAGTGACCATGCGGCCAAGCAGATGGCTCTCGGCGTCGGTGCCGGCTTCAGTCTGGAGCAACTGATCGCTCTGCTGATCCAGTACGGTCCGCAGGCAATCACCATCGCGCTGGCCGTCGCTGCGGCGGTCAAGAGCGCGAATCCGGTGGCCGCGCTGGAAGCCCTGGCCGTGCAGTACGGCCCCACGGTGTACGCGATTGCCGTGACGGTAGCCGGGTGGTTCGGTGTGGCCTTGCCGCCGCTGCCGGTAGCGTGATTCACTCGCCGGCTGCGGTTATGCCTTGGGGACATTGAGCGGGTAGTGCGCCACACAACCGGCTCGTTCCGACCGCGGCCGGCGAATTACTCAGGTGACGCATGAGTGAGCCGAAAACTATGGACAGACGTGGGTTTATCTCGCTCGTGCCAGCGGTCCTTGCGACCGCCGTTACGTTGCAGGTTTTTAAGCCTGCAATCAAAGGCCCCGTCTGGTGTGAACCGGCAAGCGGCGCCTGGGTGTGCGGGGTGGAATCGCTCCCATACGTCTACGGTCAACGTGTTATCAGCGTGTGCAACCAAGGGGGCGACCTTTGGTGCATCCGCATACGACGCGGAGACAAATGGGACGAAGAAGAATTTTTGAAAGTACGCGGCGACATGGAAATAGCCAAACAGGCCGCCCAAAATTTTTGGTCAAGGTGACGTATATGTCCGCATCCGGCGTGCCCGCAGCCCTGCTTCTGATCGTCGGCCTGGCGGTGTTCGTCGGCGTCATGGCCGTGATTGATTACGCCATCATCAAGGCCAAGGGCGAGAAGTATTCGATGACCTGGGGAATCAGGTTCCTTTGGGTATCGCAACCGTTCACCATGTTCATGGTCGTGTTGCTGTTCGGTGTCCTGATTGGCACGCTGGCCATGCACTTTGCCTTCGGGCATTTCTCGGAGTGACGACATGCAACCTTTCGCACGCTCCTACGCCATGCTCCGGGACAAGCCCGGTATCAAGTACCCCCACGCTGGCGGCCAGAGCTATGCCCCCGGCCAACTCCCGGCGGCCTACGGCTGGCCAACGGTCGTTCCAGTCTCCCCGCTCACTATCGTGATAGGCGAGCTTGGCGGAAAGTTTTACCAGAGCGACGTGGCTCCGTGGGCGGCGAAGGCCGGGCTCACCGCTCCGACCGTGCAGACGTACCTGCTCCCCGGCGCCGACGACTCGGCGGGAGACGCGGACGGGGAGGTCGCGCTGGACTGGCAACGCGCTGCCGAAGTGTGGTCGTACATGACCGGCAGGCCCGCACAAATCTTGCTGGTGTACGGCCCCAACGCGGCGGGCGGAATGCCAGGGGTGATGGAATACGCCAACACACTCAATGCAATCGGCGCTGGCAGCTGGAGCTGGGGATCTCCCGAGACGCAAGCCGGCAGCGACCGCGCCCAGATGGACGCGGCGGCGCAGGCGGCGAAGTTCCCCTGGACGGCGGCGTCGGGAGACAACGATTCCAACGACGGGACAAACGCGCCCACGGTTGATTGCCCCGCGTGCATCCCGTCAATCACCGGCTGCGGCGGCACTTCCCGCGTTCCTTCGGGCGGTGCCGAAACCGTGTGGAACAACGGCGGCGGCGAGGGCACGGGCGGGGGCTTCAGCAAGCTCTACTCGCGGCCGACGTGGCAAGCCGCAAGCTCTCAGGGGGCCGGCCGCATGGTGCCGGACATTGCCGCCGTGGCCGATCCGCAGACGGGGTACGACTGTCTCATCAACGGCAGCTGGCAGACCATCGGTGGAACATCGGCTGTCGCACCCTTGATGGCCGGATTCTTTGCCGTGATGAACGGGGCCCGCGTCAAGGCCGGGCTGCCGATGATCGCTCAGGCCAACCCCGTGTTGTGGGGCCTGCCGTCGTGTTTCTTCGACATCATCAGTGGCAACAATGGGACGTACAACGCGACGGTCGGGGCAGATCCGTGCAGCGGCCTCGGGCGTGCCCTGTCGGCCCTGTTCGCCACGATGAGCGGCAGCGGACAGACGCCCCCTCCCCCTACTCCACCCCCAAGCAACGTGACTCTGGCGCAGGTGCAGGCCGCAGCTCTCTCCGGTCTGGCAGCGTGGGCGGCAACGCACACCGGGATCTGCCATTCCAAGATTCTCGGGGCGGCGCCGAGCGTCAACGCTGCCCTGGCGCCGCTGTTCCCCAATGGGTGAGCCCATGAAGTGCGAAGGCTGCGGAAGCGCTGCGGTTCGCCGGGTCCACACAACAAACGGTGGCCTGGCCCTCTGTCAGCAGTGCCTGGACGACATCAACCGCAAGAATCCCGAACTTATGCGGTTCAACAAAGCCCTGACGAAGTTTTTCTCGTTGCCCAATTGGCGTAAGCGCATCGGCCCTTGGAAGGATGTGAACGAAGCGTTGCACGAACTCGAAAAGGCTTTAAATGGTGAAGAGTGAGCCCATGACAAAAGCGCAGATGCAAACCGAGATCGAATCGCTGCGGCAGCAGGTCAAGGGCCTGCTGGCCCGCGTGGACGAGTTGGAGAAGCGGCCGCCGCTCATCGTGAACGTGGACAAGTCGGTGTCCTATCCGGTGCCGTGGATGCCGGCTCCGGTGATTCTACCGCAACCGCAGTGGAATCCACCGCACTGGCCGACGATCATCTGCAACGACGACAGCGTTCGGCCGTCGCTGACGGGTGCAGTGCCACAATGCGGGCCTTCCTACGGTGGCGTTCCGCCTTTGAATGGCTGTAGCCGGACTGTAACGTCCTGCTGAGGCAGGCCCATGCGTGACCGCATCGAGTCCGTCCTGGCGTTCTTGGTGCTGATCGTGCTGATGACCGGCTACGCGATACGTGCGCTGGCGTGCGGTGCGTGGCGATGGCTTGTGAAATCGAGGTAATCCGTGAGCATCGACCTATCAAACCTGACTGCGGCGCCGTGGGAACCAGACTTCGATGATGGGTCAATCGAGGGTGTTTTGTGCATGGTGCCCCACGGAAACGTCAACACGGTGGCCCGCTGTGGTGGAGAGACGTTCTGCCATGCCGACCTAGCCTTCATCGCCCTGGCCCGCAACGAATTTGAAATCCGGATGCGGCGGGGGTGGTCCGTGGAGCGGCACGAGGACGGTCGCCGCTGGTACGTCCCCGGCCTGCAATTCTCCCTGCCGCCCGTGTTCGCCGACGACCCGTACACCGCCGTCATTCTGGCAGAAGCGTGGATGCTGGAGCAGGAGGCTACCCATGCCCTGCCGTGACGGTCACGAACCCGAGCACGACGGTGACCGTGTCCTGGCGTGGTTCGGCATTGCTGCGCTGGTGGAGTTGATAACTGGCAAGTAACCGACCTTTCTTGGAGGGAACCTACCGTGCTGGACCAAATCGTCGCCTTCGTCGCCTCGCTGTGGTTCGAGGTTTTCCCCGACTCCCGCGCTCTGGTGCAGAGCCTCATCTTCACCGTCATGTCGCCGGTGGTTGTGTGGCTGAGTCGGCGGGGGAAGAACGCCTACGCGGCTCGCCGGACGCGGCTCAGGCTTGCTGCGGCCGTCGAGAAGGAGCGCGAAGAACAGGCCATGTTCGCGCGGTGGAAGAAGTCGCTAGGCGGCGAACACGCCCGCGTCCGCCTCAACCGTCTCCCCGCTGGCGACACCGGAGCCTATCTGCCGATGGGGGAAGAGGTCGAAGTGGGCGAGTTGCTGACCAGCGAACACAACCACCCGCACAATGCCGCAACGTGCCCCGTGTGCCAGTCCGCTTGAGGAGTAAGCGTGTGCCACGAAGGCCGCCTGATCCTGCTGGCCCTGTGCTGTGCTGCTGCGGCAACGCTGGTCGTCACGACGTTGATTGCCGCCAGCAGGCTGATGCCGTGACCGATGGCGTGGTGCCGTCGTTCGCTGACCAGCTGGCGGCGGCGATCATGCTGGTGTTCTTGCTCGCCGTGGCGACGTGCGCGGTGGTGAGCCTGATCGGAGGATGGTAGATGGACCGCCATCCCGGCATCCGCTTTGACGGCGTCTACCTGGACGGGCGCCCTGACCCAGATGAACGTGAGCAGCCCGACATTGTTCCGCCGATGTACCGGCGTCGTCAGCAAGCCGTGGCCACGGCATACGAGAAATGCGCCGCGCACCTGGGCCGCGTGACGGCCGACCCGCCCGGGCAGGTTGCGGCCGTACTGTCGCGGGTGGCTGCGGAGTTCCGACGATGGGCTGAGGAAGCCCGGAGGTAACCATGTCCGGCATGTGGCTCATTGTGCTGACGATCTACAAGCTGAACGGCGGCGGCGAAGTTGCGACCCCGTTCTGGTTGCTTGCCATCCCCATGCTCATTCAGGACACTTACGACCTGATCCACCACTGGCCTTTCGGCCATCGCACGGAGTATAGGCCATGAACGGCATTGAGGCCGCAAGATTGTTTCTGCTCGCCGTCATCCCGCTCCTGGACGCCGGCTCGTACCGGTGCCGGGAAGCCGCAAGCCGAACCCTTCAGCCCGTCTACAACGTCGGGGCTGACCCCGCAGCCGTTCACCGGATGCTCGCGGAGATGCAGGTGCTTGAGGTCGAGTGGACACGCAGGCACGCCGAAGCGAAGCAACCCGAACGCTGACCGATCACTCGCTACCGGCCGCGCCGAGTCATGCCGGCGCGGCCCCCAAACGGTAGTCCCCCTACCGTTCCGAAGGCCCTGGCTGACGAGAGTTGGCCAGGGTCTTTTTCGCGCTTGCACCTACCGACATTGTGTGTATAATCTTCGTGTGGCTACACTGTCTCACGGAGTAAACCAATGGCACGCAGACCCCGCACGCTCAAACCCGTCGAAGGGCCGACCGCAGGCAAGCACTTTCGCCTGGAACCCGAGACACTGGCCCAACTGGACGCGGTCAAAAAACACCTTCAGGACTCGCAAGACGGAACGACTTTCCCCAAGAAAATAAGCCGTGCTGACGCCATAAGATACTGCGCAAAGGTAACTTACGACCAAATAAAATAATTGTGTTGACACTGTGGACACAGACGCTACAATGTGGGTGTAGTGAGAAACGAACCCCTGACCTGGAGTGAACGATGAAGACAACGATAACTGCTCCAACCGGGAAAAGTGGCCTGGCGGTCGAGCCGTGGTCCAAAGGCGAAGTCTACGCCGTGGCCGCCAACTGGGCGCAGGCTAGCGATCCAGTCCTGAGCTACGGCCAGCGCGGCTGGGACATCGAGGAGTGCGGCCGTCAGGTGGCCGATTTCCGCCACAGCGCACGGGCGGCCCTGGAATCGGTCATTCGCAGGGCTATCGAGGCGGGAGGCGACACGCCCGACGATGACGAGGTCGAGGGGCTTTGCAACGCATTGTCGCCGCGCAACGCTTTGCGCCGGGGCGCAACGCATTGCAGGCCAACCGCCATTCTGGCAGCCCCGGTTTGTGGCAGAAAGCCCAGAACGGCTATCCTGCCAGACATGCGTACTCCCGTCAAGTCTGCGAACCACGGCTAGGGGTTGACCGATGCGGACAACCCTGATAAGCCCCCCGCCCGTCTCGGCTGCGCCTGGAGGCGTGCCGGAAGAGGTAGGCCCCTGGCAGGGAAGCCGGATGGGTAAGCGGGCAAAGAAGTTGCCAGAGGACGACCAGCCAGCTATTTTGCAGCCTGGCTATGTTGAAGATTTCATCTCGGGAAAGCCGGTTAAATCGACACCCGAAGAGCTTGAGGCTGTTCAAGTCTTCTCTCGCCGTCTAGTTCAAGAATTCGGCTATCCCAAGAGCGTTATCGTAACTCGACCACAGCACCGCGTGCGTCAACGACCTTCTGGAGCCAGGAAACGCGGGTATCCAGTTGACATAGCGGTATTCAGTTCTGATCGAAAGCATGAGGACGACCTTTTCATACTGGTAGAATGCAAGCGGGAAACCGAGAAGGACGGAGAAAAGCAACTCAAACTATACTTATCCATGTCATCTGCCCAGGTTGGCGTCTGGTTCAACGGCAAGAACCATCTGTACTTGCTGAAGAAATACCGAACAGACGGGACGGTTGAATGGCTGCCCCTGCCGACCATTCCGAAATGGGGCCAGTCTCTCTCAGACATAGGTTCGCTTACCAGAGATCAATTAACAGTCCCTACCAACCTAAAGGCGACATTCAAAGATATTCGTAATCACCTTGCGGGTAATACTACCGGTATCACAAGAGATCAGTCATTGGCCCAAGAGATCATGGCTCTCCTGTTCTGCAAAATATTTGACGAACTAGATACCGGCCCAAAGGACTTGCCAAGATTCCGCGCCCCGATAGACGAGAATCCCAAGGCTGTAGCAAAGAGAATCAGCGAACTGTTCAAGGCCGTTAAGTTGGAATACGCCGATGTTTTCCAACCGCAAGAGGTCATTTCGCTTGACGAGGATAGTATCCGCTATGTTGTCGGAGAGCTACAAAACTACCTGATTACAGGATCTACCCGCGATGCTGTCGGTGAAGCCTTCGAGGTTTTTGTCGGACCGGCTGTCCGGGGCGAAGAGGGTCAGTTTTTCACGCCACGCAACGTGGTGCAGATGATGGTAAAGCTCATTGATCCTGAGCCTGGAGAGATGCTAATCGACCCGGCTTGCGGTTCTGGAGGTTTCTTGGTTGTCGCTCTTGAGCATATCTGGCGAGAGCTTGAAAAAGAGCAGAAGAAAAAGGCTTGGACGGCAACAGTTCAACCCGGACGGCACGGTCACGGATACCCGTAGCGTGACGTTCACCGAGAAGGTGACGTACAAGCAGGATTGGCCTGCCTACAACCTCGCCCAGAGCATCGAGAAGGACCGCCTACAAGTCCTGCTGTTCGATCTATGCAAGGGCCTTGTCGAGCCGGAGCGCCCGGTCACGCGAGGGCAGAAGCCGCACACCCTGCGAGACACGATCTTCGCCACCGTGTTCAAAGTCTACAGCACGTTCTCCAGCCGCCGGTTCACCTGCGATCTGGACGAAGCCCACAGGCGCGGCTACCTGTCCAAGACCATCCCAGGCGTCAAGACGACGGCCTTCATGGAGAACGCCGACCTTACCCCGGTCCTGAAGGAACTAATCGTCAAGAGCGCTGCACCCCTGAAGGCAGTCGAGACGGCGTTCGCCATCGACAGCAGCGGCTTTTCGACGTGCAAGTTTGAGCGGTGGTACGACCACAAGTACGGCGTGACGAAGATGCGGCACGTCTGGGTGAAATGCCACATCGCCTGTGGGGTCAAGACGAACGTGGTAACGGCCGTCCGCATCTTGGACAAGGACGCGGCCGACTGCCCTCAGTTCGTGCCGCTGGTCAAGGATACCCGCAAGGAGTTCAGCATCAGCGAAGTGAGCGCCGACAAGGCTTACCTGTCGGTCGAGAACTTCGAGGAAGTCGCCGGCATGGGCGGGAACGCCTTTATCCAGTTCAAGAGCAACAGCACCGGCGGCGCCGGGGGCCTGTTCGAGAAGATGTTCCACTACTTTCAGTTTCAGAAGGAAGAGTACATGGCCCACTACCACAAGCGAAGCAACGTCGAAAGCACGTTCTCAGCCGTCAAGCGGAAGTTCGGGGACAGCGTCCGCAGCAAGAACGACGTGGCGATGGTCAACGAAGTCCTGTGCAAGCTGCTCTGTCACAACCTCTGCTGCGTGATTCAAGAGCAATGTGAGTTGGGTATCGAGCCGATCTTCTGGCCAGCGGCCGACGCCAGCAAGCCCGTCATGGTCCAGGCCATCCAGCACAACTAAGGGAGAGCATCCATGCGCGTGTTCTACAAGGCTGAAGTTTCCGTTTACAGGCAGGGGGCGGTTCGCTGGTGCTGTACCGGTATGGCTCGCTGGTGGGGTGTCCTGGTAGGCTTCGGGGTCCGGGACTGTGCCTCCACGAGCCGGACGGTCAACATCTACCTGAACCGGCCGCAGGCGAACGGCAAGACGGCCGTGGAGGTCGTTCCGATTGACTGCTGCCCGTGGTGTGGGGAAGCTGTTGAGGTCTGCCGAAGCAAGGCAACAAGTTGAGTGCGGCGCTGTCGTTCGGTTATCTTTGCGTGAAACTGAGGTCAGGTTCTTTATCGCAGGGTAACCGATTATGTCTGGCATGAGCGCAAATCAGATTTTTTGCACATGCGACCGTCTTGTGCGTTATTTCCCGCCCAACGCAGTCTTTACGGGTTGTACATTCTCTGGCCGTTGGCGATGCAGACGCTGTTCAGGGCTTGCGGCGGATGTTGTTGAAGAGAACCTCGACCAGTTCCTTGCCGCCGGGGCCGCCATGATAGATCGACCGGAGGAATGTGATGGTGCGATCTGCGGCATCTTCCAAGATCCACTGGCAATCAGCGAAATGGCACTGCGACATTCGGGGCAACGTCCCGCCCCGGTACACAAGACGGCACTGGCGAAACTCGCACGCTTCGTACTCGTTGCCGTCCACTATCTCAGTACTGTTGTGAAAAACACCCTGCTTATGTGTCGCCATATTTTGCATTCCTAACGCCCGTGCTAATGAGAGGCGCCGATGAAGCAGAAGGGAAAAGGGCAGAGAATAACATTAGGGACTAAATTGGTCCACGTTTTGTGGTTTGACTCTTCCATCACCCAGGGCGAAACCACGTCCGTTGAGTGTGCCTCTGGAATTCTGGAAAATGAAAGCGCCGGCGTTCTCGTTCGGGAAGACAAGAAGTGTATCACCATCGCCCTTGATCGGTGTATTGGCACCGGTGGGCTGCGGTGTACACTTTGCATTCCGAAGGTGAATGTCCGGCGCATCCGCCGTTTTAGGGCGTAGCTACTTCTTCTTCGGCGGCGGCGTCTGGTTCTTCTTGGCCTGTGCCAAGTCAGACGCGGCAACCGTCCTGTCCTTCGGAGGCGTCTTCTTGTCGCCGAGCAGCTTGCCCGCGTCACTCGCCGGTTTCTTCCCTGTGGTCATGGGACACTCCTTCAGAATGGTAACGCTCGCCCACCACGCGCCGTGGTAGGGGACTGCGAAGCAGGCGAGCGTGTTTTCAGCTGGAATTTGCCTACCACGGCAATAGGAATTCTAAACCGGGCGGTATGGGGATGTCAAGGGAATTCATATACTGCTGACCAGAAGTGTTCCGAGGTTCCCATGTATACGGTCGTCCTGTCCCATGCGGCCTTGCAACGCATTGATGTAACTTGCAACGCATTAAGTGGTTTATGGCTCAATGCGTTGCAAAGCCAGGTCGAGGCGATCCTAGACGACGCGGAGGAGATCAGCGATGAGGATCAAGACGATGATTGACCAACACTACCCGCCGCCCTGCGTCCACACGGAAGGCATCGGTCTGTGCGCCGCCTGCCAGGAGGCTTTCGGCGAAGATCCGCAAGCCTACTGTGAGTACGGCGACCATCCGGAAGGAATCGCCAACTTCCGCCGCGATCAGGAGATGATCGACGCGGACATGAGAGCGCGGGACACGCAGCCTCCCAGCGTACCCGACCCAAGCATACCGTTCTAACGAGACACCCCAACGCGACCCGGCCGCTTGCCGGGGAGGAGTAGGACCATGACAAGCTGCAAGTGGACAACCGTCAAAGAGGTCGCTTACGACGGCAAGTACGACGGCTGCAACACAGACCGCCGGGCCTGCGGCGGTATCGTGCTGATTCAGGAACGCCGCAAGGGCGGCAAGGTCGAACGCCGGGCCGTCACGAGCAACGGCCCGTTTCACTTCGTGACTCCCCTGGAGCCCGCTTCGCTTGTCCGCTGAACCTGGCCCGGGCGTGGCCGAATAGAAGCGAGAGCGTGATGGTATTGGTAGCCGCGCTTCGCAGCATCTCCCGCCCGGGTCTTTTTCTTTGAACGCCAATCCCGCAAAACGAACGCAAAAAACGCTGGCGAACGCAGACCCCTGTCAAGTCCCGTTCCTCTTGCCCACCGCAGCCGTCCTTGCTACACTCCACCTATCCAGCAACGGATTCACACCTTGCGGTCACGGACGACCACGCGGCCCCTTTAGCTCAATTGGCAGAGCAGCTGACTCTTAATCACTCTGGCCTGTTGAGCCTCCAAAGGGTGACGTTCTTCCAAATGCCAAAGCCGCAGTAACTTGCGGCGGCCCGCTCCAAAGCGGCGTGGCGTCCTTTCCAGACTTGTGCGTTCGTTTTAACGCCAAACATGCGAAATGAGGACGACATGCCGCGTACCCCACGGTTTCCAAAGTATCCCGCTCGCGCCCATCCCAACGGACAAGCGAGAATAAGCGTAGCCAAGGTGCAAATATACTTGGGGGCCTTCGGCAGCGCCGAGTCCTGGCGCGAGTACAACCGCCTTCTCGCCGAGTGGACCGCCGCCCGCGCAGGCGAGCCCCTGCCCGCAGCGCCTGCCGGCAAGCTGACGGTCGCGGTCCTGGTCGTGCTGTTCCTGCACGCCGCCGAGAAGGATCGCACGGACCCCGAGTTCAGGGAGTATCGCATCACGTGCGAAACGCTGGTGCAACTCTACGGCGACCGCCCGGCTGTGGAGTTCGGCCCGATCGCGCTGCGTGCGGTCAGGCAAGCGTGGGTCGATGCCGGGTGCTGCCGAAGGACGTGCAACCAGCGTGCTGGCAGGGTCAAGACGATGCTCAAGTGGGCCGTCGCGGAGGAGCTTGTACCCGCCAGCGTCCACGAGGCCCTGCTGCGTGTGCCTGGCTTGCAAGCTGGCCGCACGTCGGCTCCAGACCGGCCGAAGGTGTTGCCGGTGTCGCCAGAGGTCGTGGAGCGCACGCTGCCCTGGCTGTCGCCGGTGCTTCAGGCGATGGTCCGCGTGCAGCAGTACACCGGAATGCGTCCGGGGGAAGTGTGCATCATGCGGCCGACGGACCTGGATCGATCCTCGCTAGCCATCGATGGGGTGCCGATATGGGTTTTTAGGCCATCGATGCACAAGGGGCTGTGGCGGGGCAAGTCGAAAGCCGTGGTGATCGGCCCCAAAGCCCAGGCCGTGCTGCTGCCGTTCCTGGACCGCGCCCCCGACGCCTATCTCTTCACGCCGGCCGAATCGCGCGGAGGTGTCAGGCCGCCCGGCAGTAAGCGTGCGCCGGGGGCTCGCTGGATGAACTACGCCTACGCCAACGCAATCCATTGGGCCATTGACCGCGCCAACCGGCACGGTGAGGAGATCCCGCATTGGACTCCCCACCAGGTGCGCCACCAGGTCGCAACCGAGGTCAGGGCGCAGTACGGGCTGGAGGCGAGCCGGAACGTCCTTGGCCATTCCGACCCCGGCATTACACTTCTCTACGCCGAACGCGACCTGCAAGCGGCTGCGGCCATCGTGGCGAAGTTGGGGTGAGGCGGAAAAAACCTACACTAACATACGCAAAAATATACGTGACTCCCCAAGCCTATTACCTGTCATCTCTTGGCACTACGGCGCTCCCTGGTAGCTAATCCCCCTGGTAGTGTACACAAGAACACTACCAGCCGTCAGCTGCCAGAGTGCGTCAGTGCCCGACCTTCGCCACCGCCTGCTCGCCGCCGCGTTTGAACTGCTCTCCCAAAGCCAGCAGCCCTCGCCCGCGCTGTTTACCGTGACCATCCACGCAGCTGACGGATCGGCCGACCTGGTGTTCCCAGCACGGCCGGGCGAGTTCGGCGTCGAGGTCAACGGCGACCTATCCGACCTGCACCGGGCCATCCTGCGCGTGCTGACAGACGTACCCCAGAGCGTCAAGGTGCTGGCCCGGCTGGCGGGGTACTCCTACTCGCCGCGGTTCCGCGCTGGGGTGGCGGACCTTGTACGCCGGGGGATGGCGGCGCGGATGCCGGATGGGATCAGGCGGGCGGGGTAGCGCGAATGGCGGCAACGAGTTCGCAGACCGCGTCGGCAACCGTTGCACCGGGAGGCTCAACGTAATTCCAGACGACCATGGCGCACCGCTCACGTTCCGCGGCGACGGCACGCGCTATCATGGCGTCTACGTCCTCCAGCACTTTCATTTGCGATTCAGGGGACATTCTCGCTCTCCTTTTCGCAGTTGGCCTTGAACCATGCGTCACTTGTCGTCAACGGCGTCAACGGGTCAGCGTGTTCAGCGCCAGCCACGGACCACCATTCGCCATCGTCCTCGACCAGATACCGGAAAATCTTGGAGAGTCGCCATTTATTGCCCACCGGCTCTGACCACCAGCGACGGCGGATTTGCACGTCCATTGCGTTGCGGGCCAGGGCGCAAAATTCGGCGTCCACCTCGCCGCCACAATCAGCCACAGGCGACCCGTCAGCAGCCAACGCGAGCCCGCTCCCGTCGAATGGGCATACCCACGGTGCCGGCGTCAGACGCGAAAGGTCAAAAGACATTATCGCTCTCCTCTATCGCGGACTGTTTAGCTCTCGTCACGGACGGGACAGTTAGGTACTGCGCGACGGCCTCGCGTCAGGCGATACTGTCGGCATGGACACGACACCCGACTACCTGACTGCGGCGGAAGTGGCCAAGCGGCTGCATTGCTCGCTAGCCACAATTTACCGCTGGACGCTCTCCGGCAAGCTCCGCGCTCTCAAGCGTGGCCGCGTCTACCTGTTCCTCTGGTCGGACGTGGAAGCGGCCCTGGAGCCAACGCAGCCTATCCGGCTGACCACCCGCCGCGAGCTGGACCGGCAGCAGGCCGAAGCATGGCGCGTGCTGGAGGAGCGCTTCGGCATCAAGCAACGTGCCGCCGGCCGCGCGTAGGGGTTAGACTCAGGCGTCGGGGTCGGGCTGCCGAATCGACGCGATTTCCTTGCACATGCGGGCCAGGTCGCGTTCCACGGCCGGCCTCGCGGCTTCCGACAGGTATTCGGACATTGAGATACCGCGATACACCGCAGCCAGCTTCAGGAGCCGGTGGAGTTCGTAGTGAATTTTGATGTTCGCGGTTTTGCGGTCGCGCTTCTCTTCGACCGGCTCGGGTAGTTCGCCAACAGGCATTCGTACCCGGTCCTTTTTGATGACCGGGCCGACGATTTCAGAAAGGTAGTCGGCAACGTCCACGTCACGCCAGGCGGAAACCGTCTGGGCCATGCGGTACACAGTGGCGTCGATTTTTACAGACACCTTGCCGGCCATCAGGTCAACGACCATGCAGCTGATTGTCCCCAAGACACAGAAAGATTCTAACCGCGCACGCATTTACCATTGTACCACAATCCCTCTGGCGTAAAATCGGCCGTCGGAAAAAAGTTTGCAAATTCTTTTTTCGGCTATTGACAAAGCCGGTAGAACAGTCTACCATAGGGACAGTGACGAACGAAAGCCCCGCACTGGAGACGACGATGAACGCGACCGCAAGGCTGACGGTGGTGGACCTGAAGAGGGAAGCCTCGAAGCATGGGGCGACGGTGACGCGGTTTCTCGGCACGCGGTGGACCGGCTACATGGTGGACGCGCCACACGGCAAGACGTGGGCCAGCGACCCCGGCCTGCACGGCATCAAGGTCGAATGGCTCAATGGAGACGCAGACCACAGGACGCAGGCTATCGCGGACGCAATCGAGCGCATGGTTCCCGGCCTGGACGACTGCGGCGAACCGGGCTGCGACTCGTGCAGCTAACCCCCAACCCCACGCCCAGCAGGAGCCTGACCCATGCTCGGCTGTATCTCCGCTCTCGTTTTGTTGACCGCCGGCACCGCCATCGGCGTCGGCATCGCTCGCGTGCTGATTGCCTGGTGCGACGACGCCCCGCAGCCCGAGACGGCGTGCAAGAACGTGTGGTGCAGTGTGTGCAACGACGACGGCAGGCCGTGCAACCGATGCCGATGAAAGGAGCCTGACCATGTCCGCCTACGAGACTGCCCGCCACCGGGAACAGGTGGAGCGACTGAGCGACCGCATCAAGGACTTGCAGGACGAGGTCCTGAATCTGGAATCCGAGAAGGCGATGCTGCGGGAGGTCCTCGCAAGTGTCCTCTCGGATGTCGGCTACGCCTGCGATGCCAACGAATGCGAGTGTGGGAACTTCGACGAAAACGGTTCCTGCTGCCACACGCTCGGGCGCACCGCCCTGGCCTTAATCTCGGAGTAACCATGCCCGAGCTAACCGCGGCCGACAACGATGCCTTTGGAACGTGGTTTCCCGACGAGCCGCAGTCTCGATACGCGACTTGCCCGCAGTGCGGCTGCCTCCTGACCAACGGCGTGTGCCTGGAGTGCGAGAGAATTTGGGAGCTGCGGAACGCCCGGCAGCAGCGGGAGATCTCTGCGGACGCGGTACGGGTGGCGCAGACGCTGCGGACGGACGACGCGGTGCCGTTCTGAGGAGCCAACGCCAGTGTGTCTGCGAAGCGGCTTTCGTCGGCCGCAACGTCCTTCGGGGCAGGCAGACGTGACGGCCTGGCGTATCCCGCAGCGTCCGAGTCGCTTAAAAGCGGCGACTTCCTGCGGAGTAGTAAGGGGACGGGCCTACGCCGGATAGAGAGTGATCCGGCATCCTTAACCGAAAGGACTCTGGCCGTGGAAGCAACCAAGATGAAACGGGACATGACGGCGGATGAACTGGAGGCGGTTCGCACCATGCGGATGCCGGTTCACTGTCGGACCATGACTCGCCCGAGTCGCGTCCGTGAAGGAACCTGGGTGTTCTCCGACCTGGAAGAACTGACCAAGGAAAACCTTGACAAGCTGGAGGCTGAATACCGCGCCAAGGGATGGCACGAAGCCGGCCCCTACTTCGTCCGAACCTCCAAGGCCGAAGGAGTCTCCCCATGACCAGCGCTATCGCAATCGCCCTGTTCTGCGTCGTCGGCTGGTACGCAGGCGTCGGCCTGTACCACCTGAGTCAGTGGCTCTTGAACGATGCTCCCGCGACGGAGCCGACCTGCAAGAACATCTGGTGTTCGCTGTGCAAAGATCGCAGTCCGGCGGGTTGCCCGGGCTGTCAGCAGAGGGTGGGACCATGACCGACAAGCTCCATCGCCTCATCGCCCACCTGCTCGACCTGTCCCGACGCCGTACGGCCGACGCCGCCCAGGCGAGCGCAGACGGATACCGGATCGCGGCAGCTGGCGGCCGTGGGCAGGCTTCGGCATATGAGAACGCGTCGATACTGCTGCGGGAAGCGTTGGACGGGCCGGACCCTGAGCCTCACGAGTGGACGGCCGAAGAAATTCTAGCCAGGGAGGGATGAAATGGACGTTTCGATGGGTCACATTTTCTACACCACGCTGCCCAAATTCGTTGCCGTGCAGGTGTCCTCCGAGCGATGGCAGATTGCTGAACTCACTCCGTTTGAGGAAGGAAACGACAGCGGCAGGCCGGCAACCTACTCGCTCATAGGCCCGAAGTTGAGTCAAGGTGCCTGCAACAATGAGCTAAGCAGACTGCAAAAGTGACCTTCATCACGGCTGGCTTGTTGCCGGCCGGGCCTCCCAACGGCGACGGGAGGCCGAATACATGACGAGGGTGTTAAAGATGACCGTTCAAGAGCTAATCCAAGAACTACAGGACGCAATCGACAATAAATCAACGGTTTACTTCACCCCGCTCCAACATCGGTGCGCGACTCGGGGGAAAATAGACCGGGTCGTCATCGTTGAAAGTGGAGTGTACCTGTCATCTTCTGAGCAGACTGAGTACCTGGATTCCGACGCAAGCGATGCGTTCGGACTGTAACGATTACGCCCTTCAGCTTGGCGCTGCGGGGCAGCCCCAGGCTCCTGACCAGGAAGGCCCGGGGTTTACCACACGGAAGATGCCGCCTGGCGTTCGCGGCTGACGTGGCGCAGGGATGCGCCTGGGGGACGTGCGATGCCGAAGATCGAAAAGTATCCCCCTGGATACACGGACGCCGAGAAGCGCTGGCATCGGTTCATCGACAAGATGGTAGAGGGACTTCGCCAGCGTTGCGACGGGCTGAAAACGTCGCCGCTGTACTGGATGGCGTCGGATGAAAGCGACGTGCGCTGCTACGGGTGCGCCGGCAAGCGCCGCTGCGGCGGCACGAACAGCGACGAAGAGGACGGCCAGCGGTTCTGCTCCAAATGCGGCAAGGTGCTGGAGCACTCGTTCACGGATGAAGGCATTGATGAGGAGATCGCCTCTTCTACCGAAGAGGACATGCTGGACCGGCCCATCAGCGGCGTGGAGGCGTATACCCTGCTCGCCATCATCGACTGCGGCTGGCCGCGACTGACGGAACGCTGCGGCGACTGGACGTATCGACCGGACCTGAAGCCGGCATTGAGGATCATCGCCGAGAGGCTGGCCATCGGGCAGGAGCCGTAACCATGCTGACCGACGACGACCTGGCCGCGCACGACCGTTCGGGACAACCGTGAGGTAGCGTCCCGAAAGAGCTACGAAGACCGTGAGCCTTACGCATCGCCAGGTTGGACAGCCGGGCGCTCTGTGGGACAGGAACAAGCGAATCCTGCCCTACGGCTCACGAGAGTAGCGAGTCCAAGATGATTGAGGTTGTTTAACCGGCAGCGGGAGGGGAAGAGATGGCTGACCACGAAAAGACCATGCGTGAGCTTGAGGATTTGTGCAGCCGCTCGCCGGCAATGTGGTTCGTTGAAGAATCCGAACGCGCCCGCCTGCTGCTTCAGCCCCTGCTAGACATGGTGCGCGACCTGAAGGAACGGAACCGCATCGGCGGCCAATTTCAGGATCAGTGCCAAAACCTGGCGGCACTGAACAAAGACCTTGAACGTCAGATAAGTGTTGCCATCGACCGTAGCGAGGAATGGAAGTCGATGGCCATTCGGTACAAGGAACTGTCCGACGCCCGCGGCGAGGCTCTGGACAGCAAACGGTTCAGAGACGGCCTGCTTCGCATCGCCGCACGCTGCGGGGACTGGAGCCCGGCCGACGTGCGGGCAAACGTGGCCGATCTGCTGGGGTGCAAGGTGGAGGAGTTGGAGCGATGACTGACAACCTTTTGAGTCGCCTGGACGAAGCGAGCGTCGGCCTGGGCCTGTCTCCTACCAACGGTCTGGCCCAGGAAGCGGCCAAGGAAATCCGACGCCTGCGCCGCTACGAGCAGGCCGTTGCCGAAATGGCCAAGCAATTCTGTTCACCCACGTTTACCGCCGAAGAACTGGTCGCGCAGTGCCTCGGCGAGCCGCTGCCGAAGTCGAAACACAAGAGGGCAACAAGGTGAAAACGGACATGCGTACTCTCCTGGTCGAAGGCATCAAGAGCGCCCTGTCCGATGAGTCCTTCCGCGACCAGATCAAGGCCGCCCTGAGAACGAAGCTGGCCAAGGTCCTCATCGAGCGGTTCGGCGGCGAGCTGGAGAAACAGGTCAACACGCTAAAGAGCGACCCGGCAACGCGGGCACGCATCACCCTGGCAATCGAAGAGATCATAAAGACAAAGTGACCACCCATTCAAGGAGGAATCGCATGTTGGTTTTGACCAGAAAAATTGGCGAGCGTATCCACATTGGTGACAAGATCGTCCTGGTGGTGGTGAGCATCGACGGGAGAAGGATCAAGCTGGGCATCGAGGCGGACAAGGACATCCCGGTGTTCCGCTCTGAACTGATAAAGCGGAAGGAGCAACGATGATACACATCCGCACTGACAACGAGCGAGAGAACAGTAAAAGCCGGTTCGCCTGCGGCATCGGTCCTGAGATTCCGTCTGGTGACGTGTACTTCTTCGAGAGCGAGGGCCTGCGGCGCGTAGCCGCTCACCTTGCCGTGCATGGCGGGGAAGTGTGTCCGGGCTGTTTCCCTGGAGGCAAGCCAGAGCTTGGCACGCCGATTTCTCAGGTGTCCGGCCGACCCGGGCATCCTGGGTACGCGGAATTCAAGAGGATCGCTGACTCCTGGGGGTATCCATGAAAACCTATCCCCGATGCCGTCACTGCGGTGTGGGCAACGCAACACGAAGCCGCGGTTTGTGCTGGGCTTGTTATACGACGCCAGCAATACGCAAGGCGAACCCATCGGTATCCCGCTACTCGCCCGGCGACCACGAGCCCACGCAAGCCGAAGTCGATGCGATGCTCGCCGCCGCGCTGCCAGCGCCTGAGCCGGTGGAGATGCCCGACCCCGGCCGCACGCTGGGAGAGCGTCTGCGGTCGCTGGTGCGCGAGGTGGACGACAGGGCCGGCGGACGGGCGCCGGATTCGGAGCTGGCCGTCACGCTGACGCGGCGGGGGTTCCCGGTGCTGCGGGCGGACGTGTGGCGTGAGGTCGCGTGTGCGAGGAGGCAGACGGCATGAAATCTCTACTCTCCCGCCTCCTCGGCCTGTTTCGCCGCCAGCCCGCCCCGCGCTTCGGCTTGCTGATCGCACGCACGACGATCACCAACTCGCTTGGCACGATCCACGCAGCCGACATGCTCTTGCAGCGCCCTGGCGACGGCGCGTGGCCGATACCGCTCACCAGGAGAATGGACTGGCGGCCGTTGTGCGGGGGTAAGTTTCACGGGTGCTTCCTGAACCTGGCGAGCATCAACTGACACAGAGGTTTAACCCATGTGCTTTGACCATGACGAATATGCCGAAGTGTACCGAGAAAGCACACACCGCGCTCGCAAGACTTACCGTTGCCTTGAGTGCCATCTGCCAATTCGGCCCGGTGAAGAGTACCAGTCGGTTTTCACGGTGTTCGAGGGACACGCCAGTACAACACGAACCTGTTCTGTCTGCGAATGGTTCCGCGAGCGGATTGCCAACCACGAACGGGAAGAGGGTTGCCAGGGAGCGGAGGCGTACCCAGCCTTCGGCGACTTGGAACAAGCTCTGGAGACAAACGAGTTTTCCGAGAACGGTTACAGCCGCCTGATAGGCATGGTTCCATTGCAGAGGATAGGTGTTGGCGAAGACGGAACCGTTGAATGGTCAGATTACAACTACGGGGGTGAAGGATGAGCACCACACTGGCCCCCTACACCACAGACCGCGACCTGGCTCGCCTGCGTGCCGACGCCGACGCACTGACGGCGGAGCGCGACCAGCTGCGGGAGGACGTGGCTTTGTTGAGAAAGCGGGTTCTAGTTTATCTCGCCATTCCTTACAGCCACCCCGATCCGGGTGTACGTGAGTGGCGATTCCGTCAGGCCAACACCGTCTCAGCTCAACTGATGGGTCAGGGCCACAAGGTATTCTCGCCGATCACCCACACGCACCCGATAGCCGTTCAGTGTGGCCTGCCGCTGGGATTCGACTTCTGGCAAGAGTACGACGAAGCAATCCTTGCCGCTTGCGCCGAGATGGTCGTCATCACCCTGGACGGATGGCAGCAATCCAAGGGAGTACAGGGAGAGATGGAGATTGCCAAGCGACTCGGAATACCGATCCGGTTCATGGAGGCCGAAGTAACGTCGGGCCGTGTCGATGTTGAGGAAATGGACCGACTGCGGACGGAGAACGACCGGCTGAAGCGCATCATCGCGGAGGGGGGACACTGACGATGGCAAGTAGGCAACGACTGCATCACGGAATGCTGCTGGACTCCAAGGCCGTCATGGACGACGCCATGCCGGACTTGGACCGCATCCGTGAACTAATCGCCACGCCGCTGCATCGGGAGTTCGACAGGATCGTTGCAATCTTCGAGGATACGCTTTGCTCTGCCGATGTGTCCTACAGGTACGTGGAGAAAGAACGATGACGGACCTGAACTGCCCCGACTGCGGCTCGCCCATGCGGTTGCGTGACAGCCGCTTCGGCAAGTTCTACGGCTGCGTCAGATTCCCAGCTTGCAAAGCAACGCACGGCGCCCACGCGGACGGTCGTCCTCTGGGCATCCCCGGCAACGCGGAAACCAAGGCGGCACGGACGCGAGCCCACGCCGCTTTCGACCGGCTGTGGCGGTCGGGAAGGATGCGGCGCAACGACGCTTACCGTGAGTTGCAGCGGATGATGCACATGACGGAGGCGCAGGCCCACATTGGCCGGTTCACGCAAGAGGAGTGCGAGCGGCTGATCGAATTGCTGGAGGACAGACCGACATGAACCCCGCATCCTTCGCCAAAATGCCGTTGCACCAGCTGCAAGCCGAGTTCAGCGACATGCACCGCAAGGTGAGGCGAGAGCAAAACATCAGCCGCCGGATGCTCGAAAGGCACGACTGCCTGTGGTTCGCGCTGGTGGACAGGATCGGCCTGGCAGCGGCGGATGAAGTGGCGAAGGCGGCGCGTTGATCCAGCCCGGTCCAGGTACGCCAGCGAAAGCACGTTGCCGACGCTGGTTAAATCTGAAACTAAGAGGTCGGATTGGGACCCGGGCCGGGCTTTCTCTTCGAGGACGACATGGTTGCTTTCCTGAAGCTGGAACACATAGCCAAGGGTTTTCGCGGCAGTCTCGGGAATTGCCCGTTGGCCCTGTGCCTGAACGAGTCCTTCCCTGAACATGCTCCGTGGTGGGTCAGCAACACCAGGGCGGAACGGTCAGACGGCGGAAGAATCGTGTTGTCGATAGCTGCTCAGGACTTCATCAGAGATTTCGACGCCGGGCGACAGGTCTATCCGGGAGACATTGTGATCAGAGAGGAAGAACCATGCTGACCATCCCCGACGCTCGCGGCCGTCCGCTGCTTCAGCTGGTGGCTCCCGGCCTGACGGACCGCCAGGCCGAAGTGTTGGTGTTCATCACTCAGTACCAGCTGCAACAAGGACGGCCGCCGTCCATGCGGGACATCATGGAACGCTTCGGCCATGCCTGCCTATCCGGGTGCGTCTGCCACCTGAAAGCCCTGCGGCGCAAGGGCTGGCTGGAAGATGGCGACAGGACGAAACGCGGCTACCGGCCTACCCGGAGCCTGCGGTTGCTCAGGCCGCTGGAGTGGAGGGAAATCGCATGAACTGCTTCGAGTGTGACAGATGGTTCGACCCCGACGACGACGAAACGGAAATCTGCCCGGAGTGCGAGCGTGAGTGGCTTCTGGAGAACGTCCCGGAGGCGTTCCCGAACAACAACAACTACGACGCCAACGACGGTACGGAAGGGAGCGGCTGACTACTTGCCCGCGTCCTTACCCGAAGGAGACAGCATGACGTGCCCAACCTGTGACCACAAGCTCGCAACCCTGGTTGACGAGACGCACAAAGTTCTCCTGTGTCGGCGGTGCGGAACGACGGTTGTCATCCACTTTACGACGCCGGATGAGCCAGTCGTCCACGTTCCCGATCTGGTAGAGCGGTGCCGACGATTCGAGAGCGACTCTCCCGTAATGGTGAACATCGCCGGGAAGACCTTCGATTACTGGTGCAAGGCTGGCATCTCCGAAGCCATCAACGTGCCGTCCGCTCGCCCGCAGTGAACGGCTGCTGTCGCCGGGAGCGTCACTTGGAGGCGTCCTTGTCGTGCGGCGGCCACAGCCCTTCCTTCTCCATGTATTCGCGGCAGATGCGGTTTACTTCTTGGGACAGGCTTGTGTCGTTACGCTCCGCGAGCGCGGAAAGCTGGTTGGCGATGCGAATGGTGAGGGCGACCATGCGGCGTGGTTTGTGGCGATCAGACTTCGGTTTTTTGTTGGCCATTAGGCCATTGTTCGACATGAAGCGTTCACCCGCAACCCCCTTGGCTGGACTTGCGGCAACGGAATTCTACCCACAACGCGAAAAAAGTCAAATTGTGGTTGCCTTGTGGGCACCACCAGCGTAAGATACCCTTGGCTGGGTTGCCAGTGAGCCGGGGACGGTCCCCGGCCGCTGGCTCTTTCAAAGGACAACGGCAATGAAAACCCGTGAGCAAATCTTGGAGGCCGTCAAGGCTGGCCGCAAGAGCGGTTGCGAGATGATCGACTCGCGAGACTACGCCAGGCTCACCGCTTTCTTCCCGGCTGCCGATTGGAATTCGTTCGGGTTTGAGTCCAAAGAAGACGGCCAAAATCCAGAACCGCTGGAATTGTCCGAAGCGAACGTCATCGAACAGCTAAAAGGCGACATTGCCTTCGCTTTCGAGAAGGCACTGGGAAAGCGTGGCATCTCGGCAAGCCTGATGCAAGAGGTCGTCAAGATGTGGCTGTGGGTTCTGGATGACCCACTTCAGGACCATGACGACTACCCGCAGTACGGATTGCCGTTGCTCAAGGCCGTCGCGGTCAAGTACGGTTTGCCCAATCCCATCGGTGACGACGCTGGGAACGAGTGGAAGTATGAGCAAGGCGGCGAGTGACCTGGGTTGCCGGGGTCCGCCTGCCGGATGGTCCGGCAGGCCCCGGCTCTTTCAAGCGAGAACACCATGAACGACGTACCAGAAAAAAACTGCGGCTGGATCAAGCCCTGGCATCCCAAAGGCTTGCAAGTCACGCTGCCGATCATCGCGGATTACGACTACGCCGCCGCATTCAAAGCCGTCAGTGCATCGCTGGATGCTGGCTTCTTGGTGGCCGCCCCCGGCCTGGAGGAAGGCGAAGAGAAGGAAGAAGTCGGCTGGGTCTGCCGCGGCGCGTTCGAGAAGGAAGGCGAGGTCACTCCCTACGTCCTTCTCTACGCCGTCAACGAGCAGCTGACGTGGAGCTTCCTGAAGGTGTACCTGAACAAGCCGCAGGACATCGCGGCCTTCGAGTACGCCTCCAAGCTGCAATTCGACAAGCTCCCCGATTACGTCGGCAACGACAAGCCGCAGAGGGGAGCCAGCAAAAAAACCGACGCCTTCATCGTCAAGGTTCCGAAGCCTTTCACCGTGGTCTACAAGCGGAACCCCAAGCACAACGACACGGAAGAGGGCAAGATGAAGCCGGCTCGCCTGTTCGTCCGCTGGTCGGACACGAAGCCGGACGGCGCGCAGGGGAAGCCAGAGGAATCGGCGGCCATGAGCGAGCATACCCAGCAGTCGCCGCCGAAGCAAAACGGGCACGAACCCATCAAGGACGGTGTGGACTTCTCCACCCGGATCACCAGAGCCGACACGCTGGGGTCAAAGGCTTCCTACTGGCCAGCTGGCGCTCTGGTTGCCGAGCTTCGCCAGCTTCGACCAGGAATGCCCAAGGAACTGACGGCCTGGCCGCAAGCCGAGTGGGAAAACTGCATGGCGTGGGCTCGCAAGGAGTTTGCCAGGCACCGTGAAATGGCCGTCACAACTTCCGGGCCTGACAGGCCATTCTGAGGAGTGCCCACAGTGAACGTCGTCGTCTCGTACACCCTGAACGGCCCGCGCCGTTCGCCAGCGTTCGCCAGCTGGGACGATGCCCTGGCATGGGCCAAGGCCGCCCGCGAAACCTGGCGGCGCTGCAAGCCCGAGGTCGTCCCGGCAGAAGAAAGCGACGGGCCGCCGATTCGTCTGGAAAGGCCGGTTCTGCTGGAGCTGGAGCTTTTCCGCGACGGGCTGACCGGCAATAGTGGGCTGCGGCTCAACGGCCGCGTCTACTTCGTCCAGTTCGGTCCAAGCGAGGTCACGCTGGGATATTTCGACCGCAAGGGGGCGCCGGTCGCGCACCACGTTCGCAAGGGAAGCTGCACCTGCGACAACTGGAGGTTCGTGGTGTCAAGGTACGGCGGCTTGTGCAAGCACCAGATGGCCGTCAAGAAGCTGGGGTTGCTGACGCCAGCAGCGGCAGCGGTTTAAGGAGCAGGACGTGGATGCCTTCGAGGACGAAGCCCGATTCATCGAGACGATCCTGATGCCGGCCTACTCGCCTGAGAACGCGAAGTACGACGGCGACACGGTGTCGCGGGCGGAAGTCTACGAAGAGATGGCCAAGATCGTCGCCAGGCTCAGGGCAAAGTCAGGGCAACTGCGCCCGGCAGACAATTGGGATGACGGAGGGCTGTTCCCATGAAAATCTGCGACAAGTTCCGCTGGGTCATCTCCTCCGACAACAAGTGTGGCTGTTGGCCCCTGGCGTGTCCTGTGCCGATAGATGCGGATGCACGCTACTGCGACGGCTGCGAGCGGCACGTTATCAGTGAGCGGTGGACCCAGGTTGTGCGGGACGAGGTCTGCCAGCAGATGTGTCACCGGCACTTTCAGGAGTGATTTGACGCGGGCCAGCGCGTAGCGGTTATAGTTGATACCCGACCGCTGGCCCCGGTCATGTTAGTTGCGACCCGTGAAGAGAACACACCGGCCCCCGCTGTTCTGGGGCCCGAGCTGCGTACCTTTCACGGGTCAAGACGCAGCGGGCCCGGGCTCCAGAACAATGGGGGCCTTTCGTTTTCCAGGGGAAGGACATGCCGACAACGTACTGCAAAGCGCCAGCCGACCTGACCGCGCTGATACGCCGCCTGGTGCCTCTGCACCCCGAGTTGCACGAGGTCGAGGCCCGCGTCTCTGGACTGGTGGCCCACCCCGACGAATCGGATGCGGACGCGGGACCGCCCGAGAAGGACGACGACGGCCGGGAGAGCTACCTGGCTCTTAAGGAGCGCAGCATCCCGGTCTGCGGCACAGTGAAGGTGGTGGGCCAGTTGCAACGCGCCGCCGGCCTGGCCGATGCCTTGGTCATCCTGGACGGCTTTTGGTGGAACCACCTGGATTGGAGCGACCGCCGCAAGGAAGCAGAAGTCTGGAAGCAGCTGGCCCGCCTCGCCGTGAAGCGGTACAAGGAAGGCGCGGTCAAGAGCGACGACGGCGGCAGGCCGAAGCTGGAGATACGGCCGCCGACGATCTTCCTGGCCGTCGATGCCGCGGTGCTTCGGAGATACGGGGACGTGCTTCCCGAGGCCCGCGTTCTGGAGGAGTTGGCGCAGTCGTGGCAGCAGGGGGAGTTGAGCTTTGCGGAGGCCGCCAGCGCATGACCGTCTTGCAGCCCAGCCTGTTCGACGACACCTTGCAGGAGCGCTTCGAGCTTTGGCTCAGCGCCAACCCGCACGTTTACGAACGATTCCGTGCGGCGGCCCTGGCCCTGAAGGCGGAAGGCCGCAAGCGGTTCGGGTCGAAAGCGATTTGGGAGAGGATTCGCTGGGAAACGATGGTTCAGACCACGGGAAGCGAGTTCAAGCTGGACAACACCTGGACAAGCCGGATGGCTCGCAAGCTGTTGGCGGACTGCCCTGAGCTGGTGGGCTTCCTTGAGACACGACGACTCCAGCGAGACTAGGGAGGGTTGCAGACGTGGCAAGAGGGTTGTACCTTGGAAGTTATGGCGAAGCAGCGGAAAAAGGTTCCTGGCAACCCCTGGCCCAAGCGCCTCAAGGCGTTGCGCGAGCGTCTCGGCCTGACTCAGACCGAGGCCGGCGCCCGCGTCGGGGTTTCCCAGCGATCCTGGGCTCTCTGGGAAGCCGGCCGCATCCCCTCCCCTCCCGTGCAAATCCTGCTCGATCTTCTGGATTCTGGAAAACTGTAAGACGGCTGACCTTGACACCGGACGAACTTAGTTCCTATGCTTACGCTAAGAACTAGGTTCCTATCGGTGGGTTCGCGTCATGGCCGGAGACTGGATTAAATTCGAGAACACGACCCCGGATAAGCCGGAGGTCGTCCGCCTGGCCGACATTCTTGGAATCGACCAGGACGCGGTTATCGGAAAGCTACTTCGCCTGTGGGTGTGGTGTGACCAACAAAGCGCAAACGGTGACGCTCTCGGCGTCACAAAAACGTTTCTTGACCGTTACACAAGTTGCACCGGATTCTGCGAAGCGCTCATTGCGGTCGGATGGCTGAAGGACGAAAACGGACTTTCCATCCCAAACTATGACCGCCACAACGGTGAACCGGCCAAAAAGAGGGCCTTGGGCGCCAAAAGAATGAAAAAGTTGCGCTCTGGTGACGCTGCGAGCGCAACATCAGCGTCACCAGAGAAGAGAAGAGAAGAGAAGAGTAAATCCATTGCTGCTGCCGCAGCGACAGACACGGACTCGGAAACACTCGGGACACATCAACCCGACCCTACCGACGAAGAACCTCTGCCAAAGGCACGCACCAAAAAACGGGATGAACTCTTTGACGCCGTTGCCGGGGTCACCGCGTCTGACCCGAAGGCTTCCGGCAGTTTCATCGGCCGTGTCTGTAAGAAACTCCGCGAGTCGGACAACCCTTACACGCCGGCAGAGGTTCGGAAGTGGGCAGAAATGGTCACGCGGGAGTGGAAGTTAACCACGCCGCCGACGCTCGGGATGCTCGAAAAACATATCGGCCGTGTTCGTGCCGGTGGTGTTGCCGACGATTCCGACCGGCCGTTGACCAGAGAAGAGATCGACGCCGATAGCCGCTCTCGCGGAGCCTACCGCGGCAAGGACCCGGAAGCCTGGAGTAAGTGACGTGCCGACGCTGAATCTGCCGCCCAAATTGCATCTGTACTTCGACGGGTTATGCGAAGCCAGGAACCCAGGCGGCTGGTCGTGCTACGGCTGGGTTTTACTGGACGAAGCGGCAACGAACGTGGCGAGCGGGCACGGGGTTTCCAAGAAGCCGGGTCCGACTTCGACGAACAACTTCGCCGAATACGCGGCCCTGGGATTCGCGCTGCGATACCTCGCGGACGAAAAGTGGAAGGGGAACAAGCTCCGCATCTGGGGTGACTCCCAGCTGGTCATCCGGCAGATAACGCGGGAGTGGGACTGCAACAAGGAACACCTTCAAAAGCTGCGTCAGCGCTGCTGGGATTTGCTCGACGCGCTGGGTTGCCGGTGGTCTGCGGAGTGGGTGCCGAGAACGCGGAACGAAGCGGCCGATGCGTTGTCGAGGTTGGCGTACAAGGAAGCGACCGGGCAGGATTGTCCAGTGCGGGAGAAGCAAAAGACATGATCGCTCAAGAGAACCGCCTGGACCTGGCCCGGCTCATGCTGGACGTGTTCAAGGGCCGTGAGGACGTGGTGGCCATCCCTGGTGAGCCGACACAGGACGGCAAGGAGACTTTCAAGCCATACCGATTGTCCAAGCCGATGCCAGCCCACTGGATTTCCGACCGGCACCTTGCGGGCAAGGCGTGTCTTGGGGTTTACACCACGGACAAGCTGAGCCGCTGCTGGTTTTCAGCCGTGGACTTTGACAACCACCCGGACCACCCGGACCCGCTTTGGCAGGACAAGGCCACGAAGGTATTTCTGTGGCTTCAGCAGGCCGGACTGGAACCGCTGGCCGAAGTCTCCCAGCGCGGGAGCGGGGCGCACGTCTGGCTGTTCTTCGACGAACCGGCGCCGGCATGGATAGTGCGGGCGTGGTGGAGGGGGACTCTTGAGAAATCGGGCGTTCCCCCGGTGGAGATTTATCCGAAGCAGGACGAGCTAGAAGAGGGAAAGATCGGCAACCTCATCCGTTACCCCCTGTGGAACCAGTCTCGCTTCTGCGACCCCGAGAACGATTGGAGCACCTTGGACGCATCGCAAGCCTTGAAGGCCATCAAGCGAACGAACGCGGCGGAACTGAAGGCCCTGGCGTTCAGCCTGGGAATCGAGTTGACCCGTTCGGCTGTCCCATCGGTTCCAACGAAAGTGGATACCGGCGCCAGTAGCCCTGTCCTGTCTCTGCGTGTGCAGGACCGCCTCGGGCGCCAGTCCAGTTTGCTGGCTCGCCGGTGGGGCGGGGACATGACCGGCCTGAAGGACCAGTCGCGTTCGGCCTTGCTTCTGTCCATCGCCTGCGAGTTGGTTCGCCAGTACGTTCCGACCCCCGAGATAGCCGACGCGGTGCGGTATTGGGGATGCGAGCAGGGGATGGCGGAGAAGGTGAACCGCGCCGATTGGATGAGCCTGACGATGAGCAAGGCATACGAGTTTGTTTTGCTCAGAACAGAAGAGAAGAGCGCGGCGGCAACCAACCTGCACGACGCCTGCATGTCCTACCTGGACACGTTGGAACGCGGCGAGCAGCTGCGGTTTTCTTCTGGGGTCGGGATGCTGGACGACAGCATTGAGGGCGTGGCGCCGGGGGAAATGTGCGTGATTGCGGCCAGGCCGTCGAACGGCAAAACGGCGTTCGGATGCCAGTGGGCGCGGAACATGGCCGGCTGCAATGTGCCCTGCCTCATCATCTCGGAAGAAATGTCGGCCATCATGCTCGGCAAGCGTGCCCTGCAATCATTCAGCAACCAGAGCGAACAGTATTGGGGACGTGACACGGTCCCCATGCTGCGCAACGACGTTACCCGGTACTTCACCGGCAAGGCGCCAATCTTCATCGTGGAGAACTGCAACAGCATCGACAGGACGGAGAAGGTCATAGAGCAATTCGTCGGCCTGCACGGTGTTCGCTTTGTGGTTGTGGACTATCTCCAGTTGCTCAAGAGCAAGGGCAACAGCCGCTATGAAGAGGTAAGCGATATTTCGATGCGGCTCAAGCAGGCCGCCGGCCGACATGACCTGGCAATGCTGGCGATGGCTCAGTTGAACCGCGAGGTAGAGAAGCGAAAGGGCAACGAACCGCAGCTATCGGACCTTCGGGACGCCGGCCAGATTGAGCAGGACGCGGACATTGTGTTGTTCCTTCAGCACCCCTACCGGATGAACCAGAAGGCATGGGAGCACGACCCGACGCTGTTCCGGGTGTGGTGCAAGAAGCACAGGAACGGGGCTATCCGGCATCCGTTCATGGAGATTAGCTTTGACCTGGAGCGGCAGTTGTTCGGGGTATACCGGATGCCTGGGTCGAACGGAACCAATGGCCATCAGGGAGGACACGCGCCCAGCCAAGCGGCCATCGACCGCATGTTCAAGGTAACGCGGGAACCGGGCTGCGAAGATGACGATGACCCGTTGGCGTGATGCGGAGAAGCTGTGATTGAGTTCGTGAAGGCCAACCCTGTTCGCTCTCCATCAGCCCGCAAGGCATGGAGCAAAGCGCACGACCACTGCCAGGCGTGTGGCCTGGGGGCATCGTGCTGGCCGTTGCACACGCACCATTTAATCCGAGGCTCAAGGTCTGATGAACCGTGTGCCCTTCTCAGGCTTTGCGTTAGCTGCCATGGCGCTCACCATGATTGTCCTTTGGTGCTTCCCGATGGCCGGCGTCTGGTGCTGACGTTCGCGCAAACGCTCTGGCTCAAGCAGGCGCGTGACCCGCAAGAGTGGGACGCCGAGAGGCTGGAGGCGCTGTACCATCGGCCGCTACCCGACCTCGCCGAGCCACACGACTACTTTCAAGAGATGTACCGCAAGCACCGGGGGAAAGCATGACGTGGCAACCAGGCCAGATCATCTACGTTGTTGTGTCCTATAACGGAATCGCTCTGCCCTGGATTGAGGAACGGGTGTTCATCGAGGACAGGTTGGACGGTATCTACGCCAAGCGACCGCTGTATCCCGGGGGAGAGTGCCTGCTCAGGGATAGGTGCTTTGCCTCGGAGGAAGAGGCCAGGTCCCTTGTCGTGCAACTGTGCAAAAAGAACCGTGACAAGGTGCGACGAGACCTGAAGAAGCTGGACCAGGTGATTGCGGGAGAGCCGGTCAAGGTAGAGAAGCGGAAGGGGTGGAGGTAATGACCGTCGAGCGCGTGCTATCGGGAGAGCTGGCGTACCACGTCGCGGAGAGCGAAGCGTGAAGCTCAAAGCTCCATTTCCCGCCTTCGGAGGCAAGAGCGCGGTGGCCGAAGTCGTCTGGGGACGGCTTGGCGATTGCGATAATTTCATTGAACCCTTCTTTAACAGTGGTGCTGTCCTACTGCTGCGCCCGCACGCTCCGAAGATCGAAACCGCGAACGACCTGGATAGCTACATCGCTAACTTCTGGCGAGCAACCCAGCAGGACCCCGAGGCGGTCGCGTACTACGCCGATGGCCCGGTGAATGAGGTTGACCTACATTCGCGGCACCGATGGCTGGTGCTGTCGGATGACGCCGCGACGTTCCGCAAGCGGATGAGGACGGAGCCTGACTACTACGATTCCAAGGTTGCCGGCTACTGGTGCTGGGGACTCTGCTGTTGGATCGGTTCGGGGTGGTGTGCAACCAACGAATCGGCGGAATGGGATCAAATGCCGGACATTACCGGAGCAAGAGATATTGGCAAAGGTGTTCACGCTCGCGGCCAAGACAACCGCAAGCCGCGCATCGACGGCGGCGAAGGGCAGCTGGGTCATGGGGTACACGCTAAGGGACAGCTGCCGAAGTTGTCCTGCTCCGATGGCGTGCTTGGCACGACATCGGAGCAGTTGCCGCTGATTGGCGACCCGCCCCGCGGTGGACACCGCGGGGCGGGTCCTGCCGGTGAGTCGCTGCCGGTCAAACGGCAGCGACTCACCGGCAGCAACAAGATACTGGGGCAGGTTGGGTCGCTGCACGGGAAGCGACCCAACCTGAACGGTACGCCGGATGGGGCCGTCAGCAATGCTGGCGTACCGTGTACGCCAGCATTGCTGACGGCCGGTAACCGTCCCCAACTTGCCGACGCCTTCAGCCGTGGTCGAGGCGTCAACGGCAACGATGAGGCAGGAACCTGCGAGCAAAGGCGGGCATGGCTTTTGGATTGGTTCTGCCGTCTTAGGGATCGCCTACGCACGGTCAGGGTGTGCTGCGGCGACTGGTCGAGGGTTTGCTCGTCGGAGAGCGTCACAACGCGGCTGGGAACGACTGGAGTCTTCCTTGACCCGCCCTATGGGGCCAAGGCGAAGAGGACGAAGAAGCTCTACTCCACCGACAGCCTGACCGTGGCCGACGACGTGCGCCGGTGGTGCCTGGAGCGCGGACCTGACCCGATGATGCGGATAAGCCTCGCAGGGTATGCCGGGGAAGGACACGAAGAGTTAGAGCAACACGGCTGGGATGTGTTCGCCTGGAAGGCCGCTGGCGGCTACGGGAACCGCACGGAAGAGGGCAAGGCCAATAGTGCCAAGGAACGGCTTTGGTTCAGCCCTCATTGCCTCTCAGGGTGTCCTTTGTTCGAGGACTAACCATGACCAAAACAGCGTCTCTATGCCAGCTATGCCGCCGTGCTGTGATGACGAAGCGACGCCGCTGCAACATCTGCGGCAAGCTGGTGTGTCGTCCCTGCACGACGACCACGGACAAGGATAGCGGCGGACCCATCTGCCGAGAGTGCGACGGCAAGAACGACAGAGCCAGGCTGGAGGGCCGATGAACGCCGTCCACCTTCATCGTGGCCGCGGCGATTGCAACCGCGCGTTGCGCGAGTACAGGCCGAAGCCTGGCGTCGATGTGCTGGAGTCGCGGGTGTTGCCGGAGGGACAGAGGCCATGAAACGCCAACCGCTACCTGTGGTGACCGATTGCCGCAACTGTGGTGCATGTTGTACCGAGCAATCCGGCCTGCCCGTCAGCTGGTATCTCGGCGGCGCTTTCCCTCTGGGCGAACGGCTGAAGCTGCCTCCGGCCCTGCTCGCCGAGATGCAGGCTATACTGGACGGCTGGCTCGTCAATGGCTTCCCGGCCGACAACGCTCCATGCGTGTGGTACAACGCCGAGACGCGGCAGTGCGCACACCATGATAACAGGCCAGAGATTTGCAGGGAGTTTGAGATAGGTGAGAAAAGCTGTTTGGACTGGCGGCGAAGGAAGGGCATCGACCAGGGGAAGTTGGTGGAGGTGCCGTAGGTGCCAGTCGTTCGCGTTGCTCCCAGGGTGTGCCCGTGCTGCGGCGTCGAGTTCAGGCCGCGCCGCAGTAGGGTAGTCTGCTGCTCAGCGATCTGAACGACAAAATGAGCAAGGGGAAACGCGATGCCTGACCCCATCTCCATCGCCGCCGCCCGCAAGCTCGCCAGGGTGAGCGAGGACAACACGCAGGTTTGTTTCGGAGAACCAGTATGAGCGAGATACTTGACACGCCAGAAGCGATTGATGCCGTCATATTCGGCGCCGACCCAAAAATCGTCGTCGGCCTGAACCGTCGCGGTCATGTGCAACTCCAATTTCCAGCCGGCAAAGACTATGCCACGTTCTTGCCCGGCCAGGCCGACGAACTAGCGGAACTGCTGCGTAAATGGGCCAAAGAAAGCCGGAGGGCTGGTCATGTCTGAATATCTCCCCAAGTCTCCGATGTGCCCTCTGGGCAAGACGCCTCTGGTCCGTGGCCACGACGGCTATTGGGAGTGCCCCGGCTGCGGCTGGCGGTGTGCAGAGAGCGAGAGGGAGGAGCAGACGCAATGAGAGTATCCAAGGCCACGGCCAAGAAGCTCGGTTTACCGGCGTCGGGAACGAAGTCTCGTCGTAAGGCAAAGGAGACCAGCAAACTGTTCTTGGCTGCGTGCCGCGAGCATGGATTGCCCGATCCCATCTTTGAGTATCCGTTTGCCTGGAAGGCGATGGGCAGGAAGTGGCGGTTTGACTGGTTGTGGGGCAAGGTGGCCCTGGAGATTCAAGGGGGGATATGGACGCAAGGGCGCCATGTGAGAGGGGCCGCGTTGCTGGACGAACACAAGAAACTGAACGCTGCCGCGATTTTGGGATTCAGGGTCTTGTTCTGTACTCCAAAGGACGTGGAGAGCGGGGCTATCTTCCCCGTCATAAAGAAAGCTCTGGAGGCACAATGTTAAGCTACATCAGTCAAAGCATTCACAAGGCCCTCGTCGGCCTTGTCCATCTGTGGGTAGCCCACCACTGCCTCGACAGGAGCAGTGAGGGACCAGCCACGGAAGCAACATTCTGGGTCGATGCTCACATGATGGGTTGGGGGCAGCACGTCTTGCCCGGCAAGCGGGTCAAGGTCACGTTTACCGTGGAGGACACGCCGTGAACCTCCTTCACGCCGAGATGCTGGACCAGATGGCCCGCGAGCTTACCGGCCGCGCGTAGCCGCTTGTGCGCGGAGGGCGGCGGCGGGTAGGCTTTGATTGCGTCGAAAAATCAAAGGACGTGTACAGGATTCAAAAGTGCCGCGTGGAGGGAAACGCCCAGGTGCAGGCCGCAAAAAGACTAGCGGCACGACACGGACGAAGAAGACAAACGCCATCGCCGCGAAGAACGCCAGTGCTGGTGTGCTACCTCTTCAGGCCATGCTGGACGCCATGCGCGCCCACCATGCCAAGGGGGAGCTTGACGCCGCGGCCAAGATTGGCAGGGACGCCGCTCCTTACCTCCACCCCAAGATAACGCCGAAGCCTCCCAATGACGACAAGCCCCTCACCGACCCCGAACGAGCTGACCGAATTGCTGCCATACTTGAGCGAGCAAGACAGGCTCGAATTGGACAGCTTGCTTCAGGGATCGGGAGTAACGGCACTTCTGACCCAGGGCAAGTATCCCCAATACCGGATGGACCCGGTGGGGTACGCGGAGAACGTGCTGGGGATCAAGACGCTGACGGACCCCCAGAAGGAGATCCTCAAGCACCTACTAATACCCCCCTATAGGGTCCTGGTGCCGTCGGCGCACGACGTGGGCAAGACCTTCATCGCTGCTGTCGCCGTAAACTGGTGGTACGACACCCGCGACCCGGGCGTTGTCATAACCACGGCTCCGACGCTCCGGGACGTGGTAGACCTGCTCTGGACGGAGGTCCGCTTGCAGAGGTTTCGCGTCGGCCTGGAGTCGGCCTTCGTGGGCCCTGCAGCCCCCCAGATGGGGGACCGGCCGGACCACTACGCGAAGGGGTTCACCGCCCGCCGCGGCGAGAGCTTCCAGGGCCGGCACCGCGAGAACATGTTGTTCGTCATGGACGAGGCCAACGGCATCGACCTGATCTACTGGTTGACGACCCGTACCATGTTCGACCCAGACCTGGGGCACGCCTGGCTGGCGATCTTCAACCCGACCGACACCACGACGGCCGCCTACCAGGAGGATCAAGAGGCCCTGGACCCCGATGGCAATATCCGCTGGCACCGCTTCCGTCTGTCGGCCCTGGACCACCCAAACGTGCTGGCCGGCCTGCGGGGCGAGCCCAAGCCGATCCGCGGTGCCGTGAGCAAGGAGATGGTCGATTCCTGGATAGCCGACTGGTGCGACCCCATTGACCCGGCCGACAGAACTGAGCTTGACATAGAATGGCCACCGGGCAGCGGCAACTGGTTCAAGCCTGGTCCCATCATGCAGTGCCGCGGCATGGGACTTTGGCCTGCGCAGGGCGCCGGCATCTGGTCTGACCCGCTCTGGGAGGTCATCTCTCGCGCCATCGAGCCGGCGTTCCCCCTGACGCATCTGCCGGTCATCGGCTGCGACTGCGCCACGGGCAAGGGCGACGACTGCGTTGCGATCCACGACAGATGGGGAGAAGCTAGTCTGGGGCATGAGTCGTCGAACACGATGGACCCGGAGAAGCTGTTCAACCGGCTTATCGCCCGGGCTGACTACTTGGCCTCGCTGGTCAACCGGGCCCGGCCCGTTACGCACGCGCCCTGCCTGCCTCGCGACATCCCCATCAACATCGACGACGACGCGACCGGCAATGCGGTCACAGCCTTCCTTCGGACGCGCGGCTACAACGTCCACCCCATCGGCGCCGGTACGCGGGCCAAGCGGGAGTTCAGCTACCCCAACAAGCGATCAGAGTTGTGGTTCGAGGTCCGCGACCGGGCCAAGGTGGGTCTGGTGAACGTCAGCCGCCTGGACCGGCGCACGCAGCGCAGGCTGAAGCAGCAGTTGATGGCACCGACGTGGGAACTGAGAGGCGAGATGCGTGTGGTCGAACCGAAGCAGGACACGAAAGAGAAGATTGGCAGAAGTCCTGACGATGCGGACGCCTTCAATTTGGCGTATTATGACATGGCAGAGTACGAGGCGGCCAAGACCATCGACACGCCGCGGCGGCCAATGGGTCCGCAACCGGGAGAGCGGCGGGGACCGTTCAGGAGGTAGGGTATGCGTTACCCGTATCCAGGCGAGATAATTGACCCGGCCGTGACCGGCGAGCGGATTGGGGTGGCAATAGAGGACTCCCAACCGGCCGGAACGGTAGTCCTCGCAGACGGCAGCGTTGTCGAGGTTCACAAGGTCAGGGTCTTGTTGGACAACCCGTTGCCCAGACCTGACCACATCGCCGGGAGCAACCATGCTTGAGCCATCGACCGCAGACCTGGGCCACCTGGAACCGTGCTGCTTCTGCGCCGTGTTGGCAGAGCGGCAGCGGATCATGCGGCATCTTGAGAGCGTGCGGGCTTGCTGGGAATCTGAACCTGGTTACAGCATGTGGGGCGCTGCGGCGGCTGCTCTGCGGGAACTATGCAACGTGCTCACTCACCCCGTGCTGGTCAAGCCGGAACCGGGTAGCTTCACCTTCAACGCGGACAACTCGGTATCGGTGCTGAATGACGACGGCACGGAGACGCGGTACGCCTCGGTGCAAGAGGCTGCGCTTCTGCGCCGTGCGACTCCGGTTGTGTTCGATTACCACGAGCCGAATGACACTGTCGAGTTGGAACGCTTGCTCAAGGAGATGCGCTGCGGCCCGGTGACGATCTTGCCGGACCCGACGACTCCTTGGAACGACATTGCCGATTACCTGGACCACTGCGCCGGCCTGATTAACTTCGCCGAATACCAGTACGGCACGCCGGGGGAAATTGCAGAGATGCTTCGATTCCGCGCCGCATCCATGCGGAAGCAGCAAGCGTTGCCTCTGGAGATGACTTACAATGGGTTGACGGATGGATGTGCCATAGAAATGAGCGGGATACTCACGGCCATTGGTACTGCACGCCAATCAGCACCGCCGCTGATGAAGTTCGCGGACCTGATGCGGGTGCCAAGGACTGACGAAGAAGTTATGGAAGCAGACGCTCTGTACCCCATTGGCACCCCCTTCCACGATGAGGCCGGCAAGGTCATCGGCCAAGTTCTCGATTCGCGGGAGAGTGGCGGCAAGGTGTATGTGACCGTGAAGCACACGACGCCCCTTACCAGCGCTGAGAAGGTGACCATCGAGCCTTTAATAGAAGATATGACAGATCATAGGCTAGTAGTGATGGAATCTCACAAGCTGGCGTGTGCAGAACCGTAGCCGTCAGCGCTCAAGAAAGAGTCATTGCTGCCCTTGAGCGTGCTACCGACCCCCAACCCGACCACGTTACCACGGAGACGCCGAAGTGATCTACGAGCACCTGCACATGGGCATCCCCTGCGATCAGGACCTGGCGGCCAGCCTCAACTACCATTCCCTGCCCGAGAACGGCGGCTGGGAGTGCATCGGCTTTGCCGTTGACATGGTTCTCCCCCAGCAAAGCAGCAAGGTGTTGGTAGCCTCACAGGCACCACCGCAGCCGATCAAGGTGTGGGCGTGCGTGCTGCGCCGGCTGGCCAAGCCCGAGACGGTCAAGGGCTGGCGCAGGGGCATCCAGAAGCAGGCGGAAGAGCAGAAGGCCGAGCAGCAGCGACTGGCACAGCTGGAACGGCGTGAGGAGCTGCTGTCGGTGATTGGGAATGGGGAGGGGCCATGAGCGAACAGAAGGCATCATGGGTCCGTTATGGTGGCGTCACTATCGACAAGCTAATGTCGATGCCGATGGGACGTGGGCTGATGTGAAGGGGTGAGGGGCTTTTGCTACAATAGCGCATGAAACAGGGCCAGCGCTGCTAACGCTGACCCCAACCACAACCCGTTTCGAGAAGGGAAACGAGCAATGGCTAAGGTTAATTCTAGTGAGTTCCTAACCCCATCGGCTCGCGTCGAGTCCAAGGTAAATGCCTTAATAAAAGACCTGACTGCTGCTACCAAGAGGATAGCCAAGCTGGAGGAGCTACTTACGAAGGCCAAGGCTATTTGCGTAAACAAGGAACTTCTGAAGCAGAAGGCTCAAAAGGAAAAGGAACACGAAGACCGCGAAAAGGCCAAGCAGGAGAATCGCAAGAAACTGGAAGAAGATGCGAATGAGATGAATATTAAAGATTGTCCTTCCGGATTCTTTCTGGCAGAAACCTGCAACGTTCACCGAGGTTCGTCAGGATCAGATTCTATGTTGGACGAGGTCGAAAAAGCAAGAGAGCATTATGCTGGGGTTTACGAAGTGCTCATAGTTCAGGGAGCCTACACAGAAGGTTACAAGTACATGGAACCGGAAGGCGTACACCTTAACTTTTCAGGATTCCGGGTTTTTGTCAAACCGTTACCTCCGGACAAGATCGGCCTCCAACCAGTCGATAGCAACGGACAGAGAGTGTCTTTCAACGGCGAAGGCGGTTTTCGCGTGGAGAGCAGTACGACGCACTAGTGACATTTCGAGTGACAATTCGCCAGCGGACTAGCTACCCGCCGGCCACACACTTCTACCGTTTGGGGTAGACCGCGGAGATAGTCCGTGGACTCCTTCAACGGCGACCCTGCCTACGGCAGCGGCATCAGCATCACCGGCGAGCCGAAGGAACGGGTAGACCGCTTCCCGATTCCGCAGGTTTTGACTTTTCAGGCGATGCTGGGCATCTCGTGGAAGTCCTACTGGATGGGGCGCCACGATGAGGCCCTGCGCCAGGACCCCGGCTTCGCCCGCGCGATGCGACACGACCTGTTCAACATGGGCTTGATGCAGGAGCGGGCGCTGGGGGTCGCGTCTCTCAAGTGGCACCTGGAGGTAGACAACGAGCGTGACCCCACGGAGAAGCTGGTCAAGGATCACATGACGAAGGTCGTGCGCCGCACCTGGCGACGGCAGGAGCTTGTCCGCAATCTGCTTGAGGCTGTCTGGTTCGGCCGCTACGGCGCGCAGCTCCAGTGCAAGTTCGACTTCATCGACGGCCGCAAGTCTCTGGTAATCGCCAAGCATCGGGCCATCAACGGCGACAAGATCAACCACCTGTGGGACGGCACGCCGCACGTCCAGATCATGCCCATCGCAGACCAGTATCTGCCGAAGGGCGTGGAAGTCATGCAGACCAGCGCGCACTTCTACAACTCGGGCCGGGCGGTCGTTCTCAGGGGGGAGTTCCGCGAGAATTTCATCATCCACCGTCACCTGGCGATGGACGAGGACTTCGTCGATTACGAAAGGGCGGCCTGCATCAATGGGGCCGGCGTGCGCGATGTAATTCATTGGTTTGAATGGTTAAAAATGGAGTGGTTGTCGAACGTCACCGATTGGGCCGAACGCGCTGGCCTCGGCGTGCGGCTGTGGTACTACCCCCTCGGCAACAATGCCGCCAAGGCCAAGGCCGAAGCCAACGCCGCCGACAACACCAGAAAAGTAAACATCATCGTTCCCTATGACCCGGAGCAGCGCAGTCCGCACCCGGCGATGGAGTATCAGGACGTGGCCACCGGCGGCCCTGAACTGCTGCTCAAGCTCATCCAGTACATCGACGAGGCCAAGCAGCGGTACGTCATCGGCCAGTCGCTATCCAGCGGCACGGAGGGCAGCGGGTTGGGTGGCACGGGTGTTGCGTCGATGCACGCCAACACGAAGCAGAAGATAGTCGCCTACGACGCCCAGAACCTCGCCGAGACGCTGACCTGCGATCAGCTGGACGTATCGCGCAAGTACACCTTCCCCGAGCTACCCAGCGACATGCCATGCCGGCTGGTGTTCGACGTGGACGACCCAGAGAGCGAAAAGAAGCTGAACGCGGTCAAGGTGTTCACGGAGATGGGCGGCACGGTCATTGCCAACGAAGCCCGGGCCCTCACCGGCCTGAGCGACCCGCAGGAAGGCGACGACGTGATAGGCGGCCAGCAGGCGATGCCCGGCGCTGGTGCCCCTGGTGTGCCGGGGCAGCCCGGCGCCGATCAGCCGCAGCAGCCTGGCAGGCCGTGGAAGGCGCCGCAGATAGCGCAGCCCGACCCGAACGCGGTGCAGCAGCCGGAGGTCGCAGCGGCGAGAGCAACCGGCGAAGTGGCCCGCTACGTCACCGACGACACGGGCCGCAAGCACGATGAGTTGGGGCTGTTCACGGGTGATGGGAACGCGGCGGCTAAAGGCAACGAAGCCAAGCACGAACACCGCAGCAACATCACCCTGGCGGGCCGCAAGTTTGCCATGTCGTTCCGCAAGGACGGCAAGACGCACGTTGAAATCAACGGCAACCACAAGGTCGTGACCTACACCCTTGATGGCATCAGGCACGGCTACATCGAGGACGCCGAGGGCGGCAATGTCCGTGGGTTCGTCATCCGCCGTCAGGCCAAGGAATCGGACCAGAACGACCACGCCCTACCAGTGGACGATACCGACACCATCCAGCAAGAGGCTATGGAGCAAGCCGCTTCGGATGCCGACCGCAAGAAATTGGAGCGAAAGAAGGAGTTTGAAAAGAAGGTTGGCCATGCGGTGATTCATCCTCAGAGCGTGGCCGGCGAACTATCCAAGTCAGGCATACCGACGCACAAGAACACCTCGCGGGAGAAGCGTTCCGGTGTCAGCGTCAGGGCCATTCCCGGCAAGCACACCTGGCTCGCCGTGGAGTGGAGGGACGCGGGTGGAGACGACAACGACACCAGGGCCAAGTCGGAAGAGGTTCAGAAGCATCTTGAGGAACGCGGATACGCCGTTACCCGGCCATTCCCCGACGAAACCATTCTTGCCGTCAGGAAGCCGATCAAGGACGATGAGGATGAGTCGCCAGTCTCCCGCCACGCCTTCGACGAATCCTCCCACCCCCGCGGCCACGAGGGCAACCCCGGCCAGTTCGCGGCATCCGGTAGCACCGCAGAAGCCTCCCAGCCCGCGCAGGACGCATCCGGCGAGCCGACAGCCCAGCAGCCGTCCAAGTCCAAGGCAGACGCCTGGCAAGAGCGCCAGACGGCCCGCGACCAGCGCATCATCGACCTGGACACGCTGGAGAACGACGCCGGCACGGTGGACAAGGCCGACCTGGACGCGCTGGTGAAGGCCGACGCCGAGATAGGGGACACCGGCGACCCAGAGCAAGCAGCGGCGGCGATGAAAGCGTACACAGACACGATCCGCGCCAAGTGGCAGGACGTGGCGGACAGGCTCACGCAGATGGGCGCGAGCGAGCGGGACGCGCGGGCGTTCGGCCGGGCGGCAACGAAGCTCAATGCGTACCTCGGGAAAGCGGAGGTCGCGTACACCGCGGCGGCGAGCAAGATCGGTGCAGCGGCGCGGGCTCTGGAGGAAATCGAGGCGCAGGAACCGGAGGGGCGCGACGAGCAAGAGGAACCGGATGCTTGGGAGGAGCAAGCGGAACCTGATGAGCCCGATCTTCCTGGAGATGAGCCGCAGCAGTCTGAGTATGAACGCCTTGGGATTGGTCGGGAAGAGTTTGAAAGGGACCACAACGATTGGATGACTGCCACGGCCGCTTACCCCAAACTGCTGGCGGAATATGAGCAGGCTGTTAAAGAGATCGGGCGAATAAATACTGAAGGTCAGGCAGCTTACGATACAGCCTATGCTAACTGGGAAGCCAGCGAAGAGAAAGAGTCCGACGCCTGGCAGGATGCCCACGACCGATGGGAGGCCAAGCGTGACAAGGCCGAAGAGAAGCACGCCGATCTTTCGAGCAAGTTCAGCGAGCTACTCGACCCCCTCGTCGAGAAGATGGACGAGCACGAGCAGGCTTGCACGGACGCGCTGTACGGCTTCCTCGAAAGCGAGCGCGACCGAGTAGAGCAGCAGGACACGGCCGACCCGGAACCGGATGAGGACGATGAGGAACCGGTGACGCGGCACGCCTTCCACGAGTCCGAGCATCCGCGTGGGCATGAAGGAAACCCAGGGCAATTTGCCGAAAAAGGCGGTGCCAGCTTTGATACGAGCAGTGCCAAGGCCCCTCCCGGCGGCATCAAGATTGCCGGCAAGAACTTCAAGGCCGGCGAGAGGATTCCTACAGCGATTTTCAAGCGTGCCGACAAGGACCAGCAGAAGGCCATCAAGGCGGCCAGCGGGGGCGACAAGCCGAAGGAAAAGCCAGCGGCCAGGCCGGCAGAGAAACCTGCCGACAAACCTGCCGACAAACCGGCAGCGCCCGCGAAGGCGAGCAAGGGGCACCCGGCCGTGGGCACCGGCATCGAGGGCAAGCCACGCGAGGAGCAGCTTGCAGCGCTGGGCAAGTATTCCATGTCCGGAAGCGGAACCGATGCGAGCCGCGCCGCCGCAAAAGAATGGTTGGAGCATATTGAGGCCGTGAGCGTGCCGGACAAGGACGCTCTGGCTAACAAGGTCGCAGCCAGCGTCGCGCAGCAGGCCAAGGCAAACCAGTTTCAGTCACCTACGGTTCAGGGTGTGGTGGACGGACTGAAGTCCGATGGTCTATCCACCGAGCAGGCGCACAGCGTCATCGTTGCCGGAATTCGCGCCGGCAAACTGCAGCCCGCGCCGTTCACGCGGGCACTGCAGGACTACACCGGTGGCCTGGAAAACCTGCTGCCGATTGATGGCCAGCTAATGGGCTACCTGCGCCCGGGGGCGAATTCTGCCCGCTCCCACCGCCGCGGCGACGTGTTCCGCTACACCTTCGACGAGAGCAAGGTGCACCGCGGCCAGCCGGGCAACGCGGGGCAGTTCGGTTCTGGTGGCGGCACGGCGACAACCGACGAACCAGAGCGTCAGGCCGTCAAGGCAGACGGCAAGATCGCCAAGACGATCAGCAAGGCCAAGGAGACGGTCAAGCGGGTCAAGGGCCAACTGGACGCCATTACCGACGTAGCGGTGCTGAAGCAGGCCAAGGCGGCTACAGCATGGCTCAAGGACAAGGCCGGCGAGCTCAAGGCGAAGCTGGAGGCACGGTACGGCAAGAAAGCCGCCCTGGCGATCCTGGCGACGGGCCAGACGTTCGGTTGGGGCGCGACGGCTGCAGGCGCTGCCGTGGGTGTGCCGGTGTGGCTGCCGGGCAGCACTATCTGGGGAAGCCTGCCGGCGATGGCTGTGGCCGAAGTGTTCCTCCAGGCGAGCAAGCTGGTGAGGCATGAGGCCGACGAAGAGGCCGACCTGTCCCCCGAGGACACCGACGCGATCGCGCAGTGGGTGTTCGGCGAGCTGCAGGCGGAGTACATGGCCTGGCTTCAGGAGCAGGGCATCGGGCAAGATGCGCCGAAGAAGCACGCGAAGGAGCCAGAGCCTGACCGCCCCCGGCGTGTGGTGACCACGACGGTAACCGAGGGCCTCGACATGGAGGGCAAGCCGCAGAAGGTGGTCAGCACGGCGATAGCGACGGACCTTGTGCCGCCGCCGTTGCCGCCACCGCCCCGCATCGTCGGCAAGGTCAGGACGCCAGTGCGTGACCCGGTGACGGGACTGATTGACCACGTGGTGGAGCGCTACGAATACGCGGAGGAGGTAGCCCGTGGTGAGCCGCCTGCAACTGAGTGACCTGGCCCGGAATGCCATGTTGGAAGGGCCCGGCCTGGTTCCGCTGCTCAACGATGGCAAGCTGTGCCTCTACACGAGCAACCGCACAGACGCCCGGTTGCTCGCCACCCTACGATTCGCTGGCCATGCCTTCACGGTCAAGGACGGCGAGGCGAAGGCTCGACCGATGGCAGCGGATCAGGACGTTATCCGCGACGGCAAGGCGACGTGGTTCCGGGCGCTGACACGCAAGGGTGAGTTGGTGCTTGAGGGAGCGGTGGGTGGTGACCTGACATTGGACCGCGACGACATCCGCCCCGGCAGCCGTGTGGGCGTCGATAGCCTCGTCCTGCGATTGGGAGAGTAGTGTGCTTCAGCCCTTCCGCCAGCAGTTCGCCTTGCAGTTTTACAAGGAAGCCGCGACGGACCTTATTGTGACCATAACCCACAAGGTGTAATCCTGTGGCCAAAGAGATCCAAGTCCCCTGGACTGCAACCGGCCAGACGCTGTACGCCGTCGTGCGCAACAGCGTCGGCCTGGCGTGGAACGGCGCGTCCTTCGAGAACTACCAGACCGCCCACCTGGCGTCTGAATACGCCATCACCTTGACCGAACAGGGCAGCCACAGCGCCTACTACGCGGGCAACATGCCGGCCGTCGCCGCGGGCTATTACAACGTCGTGGCCTACCAGCAGGCGGGGGGCAGCCCGGCTGAGGGCGACCCATTGGCGGCGGCAGCGGGGATGGACTGGACGGGAACCGCGGTTGCCAGCGTCGGGGCGGGCGTGAACGCCACGCAGGTCAACGGCAACGCGACCGCCGCAGCCAACCTGGCCACGGCCTACGGCGGGTTCCTGATCGGCACGGCGCAGGCCGGCAGCGCCAGTGGCATCACCTTGCCGCCAGCTGCGTCAAGCGTGAACAACTTCTACGCCAACCAATCAATCACCATCCTGGCTGGCACAGGGGCGGGCCAGACGAACAAGATCGTCAGCAACGTCGGTCAGGTGGCAACTGTTGAAACTCCGTGGGCGACCGTGCCCGACGCTACCTCGGTTGTTGCCGTGCTGGGGCGGATCGGCTAATGGCCCTCACCCTCCAACTACAAGAGCCATTCGCCGGCATCGGCAGCCTTACAGCAGGCAGCCCCGGCTCCAACTTTGGCTCCGTGACGGGTACGCTCAACAAGCGAGCCCGCGGACCCTACCCTTCGGGCGGCAGCGTGGCCGCAGACGGCACTGGGTTTTCCGCCAGACTCGACGCCGGAGCTAATCAGGCTGGCATGTTCTCGCTCACGTCAGGCAATGGGGTCAACGCCGCAGCCCAGGGGTTCATAGGTGCATGGTTCTACATAGACTCAACGGTCAACGCCTCCAACCAGTGCATCTTGATGCAGGCCCTTGACAGTGGCGGCACCAAGCGTATGTACCTGATGTGGGACCCGACCGTTTCTCCGGCTCAGATCAAGACGGCGTTCTCCGGGCAGGCTTTCCAATCATCAACAGTGGGAGTCAGCCTTCGCGGCCACTACTGGTTTGGGTTCGAGTGGACCGGCTGGACCAGCACACCTACTACCGCTTCGGCCAAGTTCTACCTTATGTCCCTGGCAACATACCTAGCCAGTGGCAGTCCGACCCTCATTGCTACTTACACCAACCATACCCTGACGACGGGGCCGGGATCGGTCGGCATCTGCAATATTCCAGCTGGCAGCGGCACCTTCGTCTCGGGACGATGCGGTTGCCCGTCGCTCTACTCCACAGGTTCTTATGGAGACGGCAGCGTCTACCCGCCTGCCATTGTTGCTCCCACCGCACCCCCCTTCAACTGGTACTGCAACCCCGGCTCTGGCAACGACAACAACGACGGCACCACACCATCGACGGCATGGGCGAGTCTTGCCAAGCTCAACGCAGAATCGGCCAACTGCGGTATGTTCGGTGGGTATACGTCAGGTAGTTCTGACTTTCTGTTTATTGATACCAGTGGGGCACCACTAGTCCAAACGTCCACGATGCTGAACTTCCAGACGAGTTGCCTCACAGTGCAGCCGCCCGCTGGATGGGCGAAGAACAGCACCTATTGGACGTTACAGGCGTGGAAGGACATCAGCGGGGTATCGACGACGTGGACGCTCAATAGCGGCATCGTCTGGCAAACTTCGGATGGTTCTGCCCCGGACCTTCTCGACGTGGCAGTTTGGGAAGATGACCGCTGGATGAACCATCCAGTAGCGGCCAACTCGGCGGCGGCTATTCCCCTGCTACAAGCCACGCCAGGTAGTTTTTGGACGGATGGGACCAATATTTATATGTCCACTTTCGAGAGTGGCAACCCCAACACGGACGGTCACGTATATACTCGTAGTCGCGACCGTGGCGGTGCAGGATTCAACGACGCGGTTCGCATGGCTACCTACGGGATGCAGATATGGGGCCTGGACCTTTGGAAGACAGCTCAGGTAGACAACAGCAACAACGCCATCGCCACTTACGGGATCAACTACAGTTTCGCCACACAAGCTCCGACTGTCGCGGGGCAAACATCGGACATTGGCTGGTGCCGTCTGAGGTATGGGGCCAACCACCTCGTCGGCTTCACCGATGCCAACGTGCTGAATCGCACGATCAACATGCACGACTGCGACGTGGAGCAGTGCGCCCCGTGGTACGGGGCCGACCCACTGGTCGATTACACGACGCAGACTGCGGCCACGCTGGTCACCAACTACACGAACATCACCTGCAACGCAGGCGTGGGCGTCATCGGCAGCACCGCTGGCAGCTGGACGCAGGACGGAACAAATCCGGTTGGGGTGTGGTTCTCCCACCTGGGCACGACGGGGGCGAGCAACCAGTTTACGATTACATTCACGGGATGCAACTTCCCAGGCGGTACTATCTCTTGTGGTGGTGATACTGTATCGACGATGGGTGTGGCCAGTCTGACTGTAGAAGATTGTATGTTCGTCGGTTCCGGCGGCATGGGCTCGCCAGCAGCCACGTTCGACCGTTGCTTGATAACTTTATCTATTCAAGAGATCACATTTGCTGCTGCTTCGACAATATACACGAACTGCATCATCCAGCAGACTCAGCCAATGACGGTGTTCTCAAGCAACACCAGAGGAGTACAGGGGACAGTATCGTTCGTTGGCTGCACGTTAGACATGACCTCTGCTCCGTCCGGCAGTGACACCAACGGTGCTTTACTGCGTCGGGTGGCCGCGCTGACGCTCACCGTGGAAAACTGCGTCGGCCTGTTCAATGGAGCGCAGGACTACACGCTGCTGGCGAGCGCCGCCAACACGGACACGCTCAATCTGAGCTTCAACGAGTACGAACTGGGCTCCTCCGGCGTGTTGCTCAAGAGCTACGCCGCCCTGGGCAACCAGACCTTCGCTCAAGCGCAGGGCCTCGGCTTCGAGACGGGCTCTGTCAACGATACCGCGCTTGGTGAGACAGTAGCCATCAACCCGACGACATACAGGCGCACCGGGGCACCGCCGTTTTATCACAGCCTGGGCGTGCTGGACGACTACACGGGCCAGATATTCCCCACCCGGCAGGCGCCGGGCGCCTTCGAGCTTGTGGGCGCTGGTGTGGACTTCTGGTGGTTGGCTTTTATCAACACCGGCGTGTACGTGCCGCCGGTGCCGCCTACGCCGCCGCTCCCAGGCAACCTGGGATCGGCAACGGTATCCGGCGGTGGCTTCGTCCTGGACTTCGACGGCTGGGAGGCCCTGCGTGACCGACCGCAGCCCCGACAGCAGCCCAAGCCGCCCGAGAAGGCAGTCGAGCTACCGCCGCCACTCGTGCATTGCAGTGGTGTGCTGACGTTGCCGGGCGTGACGCTGTCCGCTAGGCTTACGGTGGACCCGTGGTATCGGCAGCGGATCGAAGAGGACGAGATGCTGCTGCTGGGAGACTTCGATAAGTGAAAAAGACTATCTATACTCTCAACATCTGTGATTACAGCCCGGACATCTGCGCCCTGACCTACCCCCTGATGCGGGCGTGGGCCGACAAGATCGGCGCGGCTTTCCACGTCATCCGGGACCGCAAGTGGCCCGACATGCCGCCGGTCTACGAGAAGTTGCAGATTTACGACCTGGCCCGCGAGCGCGGCGACGACTGGAGCATCTTCTTGGACGGGGACACGCTGGTCTATCCCAACATGTTCGACCCGACTGAGTTCCTGCATCGGCGCGAAGTTTTTTGTCACATGAACGACATGGCAAACATGCGCTTCCGCTCCAACGACATTTTCCGCCGCGACGGCCGCAGTATAGGGTGGACGAACTGGCTTGCCATTGCTTCCAGCTGGTGCCGTGACCTGTGGCACCCATTGGAGGACATGACATTCTCGGAGGCGGTCGCCAACATCACCACCACTTTAGAGGAGCGAAACAAGGGGATAACTCCCGATCACCTAATCGACGATTATGTCTTGAGTTACAATGTCGCCAAGTACGGGCTGCACTTCAAGACGTTCCCGGCCATGCTTCAGTCGCTCGGAATGGACCCGAAGGCGCAGGCGTTCTGGCACAACTACACCTTCAGCGAAGAGCAGAAGGTCGTGGAGATGCGCAAGGTGCTGCAATCGTGGGGCATGGCCCGGGCCGATGAATTGCCGGCGACGACGAATGGCAGGCCGCATCAACCGAGGGAGTCCACCCTATGCGTCCAATCCTAGATGAAGACGTTCCGCGACATTCAACCGGAATATACAGAAGTGGCAAGACGTGCGATTGCGGCATTGTCGAAAGTTGGGAAGGATTCCAACAGCGCATCGCCGGCTATGGATGGAAGCATGAAACTGTCTTTTCCTGCGACCATTTCAAGCAAAGGACAATGGAATCTCCATGCCGTTTCTGCGGCAAGAAGAATACGCCGGTTCGCCAGGTGCCGGTGCCGATTCCGGTAAGCGATTGCTACTGTGACGACTGCGCTAGCAAGTGCGCTGATTTTTACCACAGCGCTATGAAGGAGTCGCCATGCGCCCAATCCTGAGCATGGACACGGTGCAAATCGAAATCACGGACGCCTGCGTGTTCCGCTGCGGCAACTGCACGCGGTTCTGCGGCAGCAAAAAGCCGTTCTACATGGAGATGGATTACTACCGCCGCGCCGTCGATAGCATGGTGGGCTACCCTAACATGGTCGGGATCATGGGCGGCGAGCCTCTGCTTCATCCGCAATTCGCGGAGATATGCGACTATGCCCTGGCCACGTTGGGCAAGAAACATCTCGGGCTGTGGTCCACCTTCCCGGCGGGGTACGAACACCATCGGGATACCATCTGCCGGACGTTCGACTATATTTTCCTGAACGACCATTCCCGCGGCGACATCTTTCATTCGCCGATCCTGGTGTCATCCGACCACGTTTTCAGGAATGATCCTGAAAACCCCCTACGCTGGCAACTCATCAACGACTGCTGGGTTCAGAACACCTGGTCGGCTTCGATCAACCCAAAGGGCGCGTTTTTCTGCGAGGTCGCGGCATCGCTCTCCATGCTCTTCGATGGACCCGCCGGCTGGCCGGTCGAACCCGGCTGGTGGCGCAGAATGCCCTGGCAGTACGGCGAGCAGATCGAATGGGCGTGCAGGCGCTGCGGCTGCGCCATGCCGTTGCAGCGCCGAAGCAGCCAGGACGAACGCGACGACGTTAGCCCAGACAACCTGATTCAGCTTGGCCTGGTCAAGAGCAAGAAGGTAGCGGCCGGGGACGTGGTTGTCCACGAAGCTCCGCAACTGGTGTCGAAGGGGGAGCTTGCCTATCACCAGGCTTACAAGGACACCGCCTGGCGGCAGACCGTGGCGGCCAAGTACGGGATCTTCCTGGAGGTCACCGACCGGGGATTCTGGCGCCCACACTTGCAGAAATGCATTTCTGCAGCGAGCCGGCCATCGGCGTTTGCCGAGATGCAGGCGAAGTATCAGTGAGGCTGTGATTCCGCGAGCCTGTCAGCCTCAATAGCCTCTTGCGCGTAAGCACCTTCGATGCCCACCATGTACCATTCGCCGAGAAACTGTGGGCAGTGATACCTGACCACGACCAGCGTTCCGGCCCTGAAGATTTGGCCGTCTCTGGTTATGGTCACTCCAGGGGCAGGGCACGGATGGCGGACGCCGCTTTCTCAAGGGCAGTCGCCTTGTGCCTGTAGACTTCTCGCCAGGCAAGATCGGTTTGCTTCTCACCTTGCTCAGAGATGATGCCAGCGTTCTCGATCATCTTGGCCGCGCACCGCTCTCGCATGTCGGCGACGGCCGCCTTCGTGTGCTCTGGCGGCCACCAGCCTTCTTGCAGGGCCAGTAGCGCCTGCAGCCGTTCGACTTCGGCGAGCAGGTCGGTGATGTGTTCGTTATAAGGCCAACCGATCAGGCGACGTTTTAATACTTTTGACGCAACCCTTCTAATTTCCGCCAGCCTCTCGGGTGTCATCGCAGTCCCTCAATTCGACTTCGGCATCTCCCAGCCATGATACTCCACCTGCCCTGTGGAGGAAACGCCGTGGCTTTGTGGGATAGGTTCCTCAATCGTGTTTTCGGCGCTCGCGTGGCTGGTGCATGGGCACAGCGCAGTGCTAACCGCGCCGCCGCCAAGGCTCAGGCAGAGTTGCGCGGCAAGCGCGGCGGCAAGATGGTCGAGGGCCACCGCGGCATCGGCGTGGGTCTGGGCGCCAAGCCAGGGCCGAAGAAGTCCACCGGGCAGGACGTAAACCGGCAGAGCATCGGCAAGGACGAAATCGAGGACTTTTTGTGGCACGGAGCGCCGCTGTTCGTTTACTCAAGTAACGTGGGCTTTTGCCAGTATTACCCCGAGACGGAGAAGATGCAAATTGAGTACCTGGCCAAGGGCAACAAGCCGGCACGGAAGTACCTGTACTCCAGCGTGACCCACGCCGAAGCTCTTGATTTTGCACAGGCGCAGTCGAAAGGAATCTGGGTCTGGGACCACATTCGCGTGCGCGGCAAGGGTAACGCGCACTTGAGCCGCAAGCCGTTTGTTGAGCTGTGACGATTTGCACCCGGCACCCCGTTCCGGCGATAGTGGTTCCCGACATGGCCGCCAACCCGCGATTTGACGACCCGAACCTCTGGACCGTGGAAGACGGGGTAACGGTCTTTGACGAACATGATGAACCGCAAGACGATGGGACAGTGCAGCGGTTCGACAAGCCCCGGCTGGAAGGCATAGTCCGCAACTGCAACGTGAAGGACCAGCAGGGCCAGTATTGCAAATTGACTTTGGGGCACACGAAAGACGATGCTCCTGAATACGAACAGCCCGAGAGCGTGGGATTCGCTCGCAAGTTCCGGGTGGAGTGGAGTCAGGAGCTTGGCCGCTGGGTAATCCGGTGCGCCTACTTTTTGAACAAGGGTAAGGAAGGGGTGGCAAGGACGTACCCCAGCACCTCGGTAGAGAGGTGGATTCGCAGCGACTTTTTTGACCCGATTGCCCTGTTGAGGCGAACGCCCGACAGGCCGGTGGGTCAGTGGACATACGCCCGCAAGGGTGAGGTCGTCCGATACGCGATGGGAGCAACCATGAGTCCCGCAGCCGCAGCCCCCGCAACGCCAGTCATGCCGAGCGCCACCAACGGGGCAGCCCCCGCGCCGAAGGCCGAGAAGCCGCCCTACCCCGAGGGCGTGCAGCCGGGCTCTCCCGACGCCGACTTCCATGACAAGGTCGTGCGGTCGATGAAGCACTGCTACGGCAAGGAGCTGGACAGCCTGGCCGGTGGCACCCCGAACCCCGGCCTTGAGGCACCGCAGGTCAAGGCCCCGGTCCCGAAGTTCCCCGAGCCTGGCAACGACGACGACAAGGGCAAGGACAAGCTGGCCAAGGACGATGAGGAGCGGAAGCGCATGGCGATGGAGGGCGAGCGCATCAAGTACGCCGCCCTGGAAGAGCGGCAACGGGCCACCGAAGCCGAGCTGGCCGTGATGCGGTACGAGAAGAAAAAGGCCGTCGTCGAGCGGAAGATCACTCAGGTTGAGGCCGAAGGTTACGTCCTCAACCGGCCCGTTGAGTTCGAGACGGTCATGAAGATGGAGGACAAGGAGCAGGATGCCTACCTCGAAGGCATCAAGCAGTATCGGCACAAGGCTCCCATCGGCAACCGCTTCTTCGACACGGGACCGGCTCCCATCGGCGGACAGCCTCGCTTCGATCAGAACAAGCTGGACAAGGCCCTCGAAATCCATCGCAGCACGGGCGTGACGATGGAAGAGGCGGCCAAGCAGGTGATGAACGGACAGTGATCGAGGGGCCGCCCGAGTCGGCGGCCGCAGATTTAGCCTCAATCGGGAGTAGCTACCCGATGAGGGAGCGTAGCCAAACCTACGCATACCGTGGCCGTTTGGGGCCGCCGACCGAGTGGCCCCTTTCGACTGAGGTGTGCGATGCCTTTCAACGTCGGTATTCCGGTCCTTGGCACGTTCAGCCAGGCATCTCTCGCCAGCGGCACAACGGCCGCGACCATGCTCATCCCGCCGTTCGCCGGACCCATCGGCGGGGCGCCTTACCTCTACAACGCCAACCAGACCAACGTGCCGCTGACGATCGCCGTGGTGCAGACGAAAGCCAACTGGCTGCAGTCGCCGCAGTTCGGCGTGCCGCACATTACCTCGATCATCGTCAACGCCAGCGCCACTAGCCACACGGTCACAATTCTGCGGCCCCTCAACTGGACCTATTTCCCCGCGGGCCTGGCCAAGAATACCACGGCCATCCCCAACGGGTCGGGCGCCAGCAGCACCGGGCTCTACGACGACCCCGGCGTCTACAGCACCAACTACAAGTATCCGACGCCTGGCTCAGTGGCCCCCGGCCTGGTGGCCGATGCCGCGATCAGCGGCACCAACCTCGCCGTGTGCTATCAGCTTGCCGATGGCACCTGGCAGTATGACACCATTGCGTCGGGTACGTTCAACAGCAGCTTGACGCTGACCACGGGCACCCCCAACCGCACGGGCGGGGCCATTCCGGCGGGTGCTCCCCTGTTCTACTTCGGCGTGCTTGCCGGCACTCTGCTTGACCCCGCGACGGGCCTGGCCGGCTGGCAGTTCGCAACCAAGGTCAGCGCCGTGGACACCTACACCGATGTGCTGACGGGGCTGTTCAACGGGCTCCACTATGGCGACCCACTGATTTGCTACGACGCGAACGCCACCGCCGCTGACAGCATCATGGTAACGGGCTATTACGGGGCGTACTAACGAGGGCACAATGGCCGACGAAAAGAAATCGCAGAGCAAGGAAGAGGCGAAGGAACAGTTTCGCCGCCAGGCTGCGCTGGCCATCCTGGGCGCCTTCGTGAGCCGCACCGGCGGCTTCGGCACGGAGCTGGAGCGGACGGACATCGCTCGCATGGTCTGGCGGTTTGCCGATGCCTTCGTGGACGCGGAGAACGCGCCAGTCCTACAGCCAACGCCGACGATGGAGAGCAGGCCGCGACCCGCAGGCCGTCCTGCACACCCGAGCGACGAATGGGCGGTGCGGTATGGCGACAAGCAGCGGCGGGGATTCACGAGCCACGAAGAGGCTGTGTTCTACGCGGCGAGCAAGCCGGGGGCAACGGTTGTGCTGGTAAGTGGCCCGGAGATGACGGGCGTGCTGACCGCGCCGGCATCGGTTCCGTGAGAGGTTTCAAGGACTTATTAAGTCCCAGAAAGTCTGAGAGGGTTCAATCATGACTGGCACCGCGGCTGGCAACATAACCCCATCGGCCTTCGTAGTTCGCGCGACCACGACGGACGCACAGTACCTACTGGCGACCGGCAACAGCACGCCGATTGCCGGCATCAGCGGCATCGGCACGCGCTACCCGCCCTACGCCGGCTTGAACGACGGCAACATTGCGATTGCCGGCGAGAACTTTCGGCTGTACCAGGCCGGGCGCGACCTGGAAGCGCCCCTTATGCTGGGCGGCACGGTTGCCGCAGGCGACCTGCTCACCAGCGATGCCAACGGGCACGGCATCACCACCACGACGGCGGGCCAGTTCATCGGCGCACAGGCAATGATGGCCGGGGTTGCCAATCAGGTGATTTCGGTCAAGCCGATGTTCGGGCCGCAATCGTAAACATTTGAGAGGCAAGTGGGGGGTAGCTTCCCCGCGAGCCACCGGAACATACGCGGTCGTTTGGGGCCGCCGACAACGGGTAATTTCATCCGTCGAGGCGATCCATGACCACGCCAGTTTTTCCGAGCGCGACGAACCTCTTTATCCCCCAGGCAACTGGCCAGGTGATTGGGTTCCTCCGGAAGCCAGGCAAGTTCAAGCTTTTCGATTACGCCCAGCTGGTCAAGTCCACTCGCACGGGTGGCGACGGCTGGCCTGTCTGCCTCTTCACCACCATCGACCCCGACGCGCCGGTGCGAGTCGTCACCGACCAGGAGTACGCCTGGGAAGATGGCGACGATCCCCCGGAAGGCAGCGGGATGATGGTGAACTTCACCACGACGGAAGTCCGCATGTTCCGGCGGGCCTATCCGTACCGGATCGGCGAGCAGGCCGCGGACACTGCCAACCTCTTCCCCGTGCTGCCGGTCTACCGTCAGGTCGCGCTGATGGAGGCCATGACGAACAAAACGGCCCGCGTGTGGACGCTGCTCGACAACGCGACCAACTGGGGCAACAACACCGCCGATGCCAACGTGCTGAATGGCGGCAAGGGCAAGTGGACCACGGCCAGCGCCACCGAGGGCAGTCCCTACTATCTCGCCATCAAGCGGTCTGTCACCGCGGCCGTTCAGGCGATCAACCTGGCGACGAACAGCGTGGTTCAGCCAGAGGACCTGAAGCTCGTCATCAGCCCCATGCTGGCCATGAACGCGGCCAACTCCGGAGAAATCACGGATTACCTCAAGGGCAGCCCGTTCGCCAAGATGCAGCAGGAAGGCAAGGAGCGCGGCAAGAACCAGCAGTACGGCTTCCCCGATTACTACGGTGGGGTCGAGGTCGTGGTCGAGGACGCCAGCCGCGTGACCGACCGTCCCTACGGCGGCAGCAGCGCCGGCACCACCAGTACCACGAACCGTAACTATATCAAGGGCGCGACCAACGCGGTGCTCATCAGCCGACAGGGTGGCCTGGATGGGGTCGAGGGCGCACCGAGTTTCAGTACTCTACAAATTTACTACTACAAGTACGAAATGGCCGTCGAAGAGCGTACAGATCAGTGGGCGAAAAGGGTGGATGGAAGAGTTCTGGATCAATTCAAGGAAGTCCTTTCGGCCTCGCGTGCTGGTTACGATATAACAAACTGTCAATAAAGGGATAGGTCAAGTAGAAAATGGCCTACAAGGACACACACGGCAACCTGGCGCTGCCGACTCTGGAAGATGGTCGCGTGCCGGTCAGCGACGACGCCGACAACAGCGTATTCGAGCAAATGCTGCTGGAGTTGCGGGCCATCCGAATCGGCTTGGAATTGCAGCTTGGGATTGACCGGGACGACCTAATCGAAAAGGCGAGGTGATTTGTGGCAAACGTATTTGAGCTTGAGGTCGGCCCTTCGAGGGCGCCGGACAACACGGTGACGCGCGCCCGCGGCGGCAACCAGGGCGAAATCATTACCGGCGAGATGTCCGGCAAGCACTTTGAGCAGTGCCTGCGCGGCAAGACGTTCAATTACACCGTCGCCAGCCAGGCTCTCTTGCTCGCCGCCACGACCGGCGGGCACCCGACCGTCATCAACCCGATGGGCAGCCAATATCTGTTCATCCCGCTCTCCCTCACCATCGGCTTCATCTCGGGCACCACGGTCATCGGCTCTGTTGTCATCGGCGACACGCTGAACGTCGCCGGCGCCCCGGCCACGGGCGGCCCGATTCTGACAGCCACGCTTGCTACCCCCGTGGGCGCCTTCCGCGGCAGCGGCCCGAACGTCAAGAGCAACATGCTGTGGAGCCCGACGACGAACACCTTCACCGCGGCCCCGACGATCAACGAGGCCACGGCCATCAACCTGGGCGCCGCCGACCCGACCAACAGCGGCGGGCCGCACAAGCACTACTTCGACGGCCTGACGATCTACGGGCCCGGTTCGGCCATGTCGATCTGCTATTCGGTCACAACTTCGACCGCGCTTTTCAATATCACGCTGAAGGGTCTCGAGATCCCGATCCCGCAAACAGCGTAAGCAGCCACGCCGGGAGCGGAGCAAGCGGCGATAGTCGGAGCGTCCCCCGGATAGCCGGCACGCTTTCCGGCGGAGGAGAAACCGTGTCGGTATCCATCTCAAACCCTACCCCATATTTGCCTATCGCGCAGTTCCTCCTCCGCTGTGACGTGCGGACGGTGGCCAAGCTCTGTAGCGACGACGGCACCGTTGCGGGCCTCGCCCCGGCCAATGCGACGACGCCAATACCGACCGCCAACATTATCTCGGCGCTGACCAACACCAGCACCCCCTACTACGCCAACCTGAACGCGGCCCTGACCGATGCGTCGGGGAGGCTGGAGTCGGCTTGTGTGCGGGGAAACATCTATGCACCGTCCGACCTGGCCAATGTGCTTTCGGGGAATAGTCTGGGGTATCTTTATCGCATCGTTACCGAACTGACGGTCTGCTACCTGTACGACCGCCGGCCCAACGCGCTGGCCGACATGGAGCCGCCGGCATTCTACGGGCGTGCCGAAGTCGAGCTTGCGGAACTGGCGAACGGGCAACGGATCTTCGCGCTGGACGTGACGGCTGACGCGGGCAGCACGTCGGGGGTTGCGATTGACCCGGTGGCGAGCCAGTTCAACCCGGTCACCAATGTATTAATTTGCCGCAGACTCTTTGGCCGGCGCGGCGCCCAAACCTGCCAGAACGATTGAGGGGTGAGGTATGCCAGCGAGTCAGACATGTACGGGTCCGGTGTTCGTTCTGATCGGGACTAACCCGATCTATTACGTCGGCACCGGCCGCATGGGTCCGACCGTCGCGCTGCGCCCACACTATCGACCCGTCATCAATGACCTGACCGGCGAGGAACCCCTTGACGACGTGTTCGCCAGCCGCGGCGCCGTCACGACGGTGGACTTCACGCGCTTCGACGAGACGGTGCTACGCCGCATCGAGAGCTTCCCTAATCGCGGCACCAGCCAGCCGGGAGTGACGCTGCCCGGTGACATTGGCGCCATGATGATCGCGGAGGGTCTCGCCTATCCGCTCTACCTCTGGTACTCGCGCGGAGGTGCGGGACCCGGCGCCAACGCGCCCATGATCGCCAACGGGATGCCGGTTGGCCGCCGCTATATCGCCAGCCGGGTGGACGGCGACATTGTTCGCAAGACCGGTAGCCAGCCCGGCGAAGTCCATATCGCCTGGCTTCACCGCCCCGTGCTGGTCAGGGGCGGCGCCGGTGGCACGACGATCTACGATTTCAACTTGTCGGCCCTCAACGTCGGAATGCTCTCCTAACCCATGCCCGACCCAAGCAAAATCTTCGGCCCGTTCGACCGCGGCGACGGCCAGCCAATTTACGCTGACCCGACCGCGGTCCTGCGTCGTCTCTGGCTTGGCGCCGGCGGCAAGCTGCACGAGGTGATGGAGAAGGCCAGGGGCGAGGACAGCGATGAATCCTGGCAGGCGCAGGACACCCTGGTTGCGGCAGCGCGCCCGGCGTTCGGCCTGGTGCCGTTCGATCCGCTGACGGGCCAAAGCTCCGACGACCACGCGCTGGACGTGCTGGACGAGTTCAACGCCTGGTACGAAAAAAAAAATCTGATAGCCGCTACCGAGCCGACCTCGCCGCCGTCTACGGCGCCCACGTCCTGACACTTCACCCCGATACCCAATTCGAGCTATGGACACAGCTGCCGCGTGTGCGCCGGCAGCGCGCCTGCGATATGCTCAGGGCACTCTGTGCCGCGGCCAGCCACGACAGATTGGGCCGGGAGTGGGTTGACGCCGACGCGCCGCTGGCAGAGCAGGTGGACGAGCTCGAGTATCGGACGGCGATAGCCAGGGCGGACGCTGAGCGGATGGCGCGCCTGAACGCGGAGGTGCCCGATGGACCGTAAGAAAGCTAGAGCGGCAGCGGCCAAGCTGGCGGCGAACGTGAAGGCCCGCGGCGAGAAGCAGCGCCGCATGATGGCCGGCGAGAAGGCGCCTGCACGTGCCGCGGGATTGCCGGCCAGCCCGAGCCAGCTGGCGAAGCGTGAGAACATCAAGGCTGCGGCGGCCGAGAACCGGGAAAAGCGCCTGGTGCTCGACAAGGGCTACACCCGCGAAGAAGCCAGGGCGATCATCGCCAAGCAGGACGCCGACAACGCCAGCCCCTCGCAGAAGCCGGTCACAACGATGGACGCCCGGCCTGACTCTCCAAAGCCGCCAGCGACACCACCGGCATTGCCGTCAAGCACTGTGGCGGCAAGGCCACAAAGCAAGCAATCCCTGGTGGAGGCTGACAAGGCTTCGGTGCAGAAGTCGAACGAGCTACCCAAGAGCCCCGGCGCCGCGCGCAAGACGCAGGTAGCCCCAGCAGCCTCGCCGGCGCCCGAGAGGTCCGAACCCAAGCCCCTGCCGGCCAGTCCAGGGGAGATACGCCAGCCGGCGCCGGCACCAACCCCGGAGCCAGAGCAGCCGAAGATATTGCAGGCGAAGCCGCCGGAAGCAGAGCCGCCCAAGCCGGCAGCGCCGGAAGCCCTGCCGCCTGTGAAGAGCCCGGAGGCCCCAGCGGCGAAAGCGACGGCCCAAGAGTCGCCAGCCCCACTGCCGACGCGCCAGGCGCCGGCACAGGCAACGCCGCTGCCGGGTGGTGGGGGGGGTGGCGCTCCAACGGGCGGTTCCTCTGGCGGCGGGTCAACCTCCGGCGTGGGTGGCGGCAGCATGGCCGACGTGGTCAAGCTGCTCAAGCTGCTCAAGCTGATCCTTGCGGCGCTGGGCAAGGGAGCGCAGCCGATCAAACTACCGAGCCTGAGAGGGTGAGACGATGCCGAACCCCGCGACCGTTTACACGCTGACGTACCAGGACACCCCAGATCGGGGCACCATCAACTTCAACCCTTTCATGTTCACGCCGCCGCAGGCCGTGGGTGTGGTCGGGCTGGTCAATCAGGCCGTGCAATTGGCTCAGGACATCGCCGCGGCGACAGCCATCATGGAGGCGGTTCCTCAAGGCGCGGCGCCGCAGGCCGGTAAGGTCGTGCTCGACATAAACCACAGCACGCACGATAGGAAAGTGGTCTATTCGACAAGCAACCAATACTGCTATACCGATTACACGATCTACGTCGATGCGGTGCTGAACAAGACTCGCAACAGTTACTTTCTGAACCTCGCACGGCTCCTACAGGTGGACGGCAAGACTCCAGCCGAGATCGACGCTTCGCTGCGACACTTCCTGCTCCAGCCCCGCAAGCAACTTACTATCCAGCTTGGGCAGGACATCATTTTGCAAGTGCCATTTGGCCGGCTGGCCCCGGTCAACACCGATTGCGAGCTTGGACCTACCCCCATCGACTGTGAGGTGTCGCAGATCACCGGCAGCGACGGCGGGACGTGGGAGGTGCGATACATCATCAACGTGAAGCTGAACGAAACTTTTGAGTACATCCAGGGGACGCTCACGGGCAAGGTGCCGTTTCTTTTGAGCAACGAGTGGGTGACGACGGAAAACACGGACGAGAACCTTTACACCCACCGCACGACCACGGGCCGCGCGAAGTTCCGCCGCGACTGGATGGCCGCCAACACGGTGCCTGACGATTACCGATTTTCGATCTTGCCGTACCCCGTCCCCAACTGGAAACGCAAAGTGCGGGCGACCAACAATGAGGACGGCACCGAGCTTGACTACGTCGTTGACGATGTGCAACTTCCCTACGTCCTGACGCGGCTTGGCATCACCAGCATCGACACGAAGCACACGTCGTCCGCCAAGATGCCGGACCTGGTTGCATACATGGGTTTCGGGGGTGTGACGGATAGCTTCAATCGCTACCGGGCGGCGGCGCAATCACAGGCGGCCGCGGGAGGTCGCGGGCCAGTAACGGCTACCGGCTCTGGTGTTGGTGTTGCGGCAGCTGCGGCGCTTGCTGTTATCCGTCCTGCTGCTGCTGTCGCTCAGCTAGCTGGAGGGCCAGCTTCCGATGCAGCGAGACAGGTTATTGCGGGGGCAGCCGCAATCATTGCTCTGCGCAGCACGGAAATCGTCATCACGGTAAACGGCGCGCCGGGAACAAGCAAGGACACGCTTCGGGCTGTCGCGCAGCTAGTCTTGCAAGCTCGCCTGGGTCGCAACCTTGTGCCTGCCAACGCCCCAGGACCTTTCGGGCTTCCTCAGACGGTCGGGCAAAACCTTGGCATGTGTGTAGAAGCAACTGAGACGGATTACGGGTCTGACACACAAGTGCTGCTAACGGCCCGTTTCATTGGTGGCCTTGCATCGCAGGTGCGACAGATAGTTGCCCAACTTCAGGGAGCAGCGGCCGGAAACGCAATTCAGTTTGTTCCCGACATCGGCGAGATTCTGGCCGCTTCCGACGCGGTTCCTGGCGTCATGCAGCCGACGCCAACCGTGTTGGGAGGCTCGCCGAACGATCAGATTGTCATGCAGCCGCCGGGCGGGCGCGGGATTGCCACGCCTATCGTCATGCCGCAGTTGCCGAGTTTCCCTCAAGAGGCGCCCTTCGCGCCGTTCCCGCCGCGTGGGCCGCTGCCGCCGGGACAGATTCGCAACCCCAACCTGGGAGGGTAATCCAGTGGCCCAAGCTCTCTTCAATGGTCAGCCGATCCAGCTGCCGAACATACCGGGCGTTGACCCTGCGTTGCTTCAGAACCTCATCTCTCAGGCAGAGGCTGCCGCGCCGGATGTGGTTTACGAATACACTACGGATTACTACGACGACGCCGGCCTGGTGCAGTTGGTGCCGGCCGCGGTAGATGGGACGCCTTGCCGAATTGCGAAGCTGAAATGTCAGTCCGGTCGGGTCGATGTGGCCTGGTCAATCATGCGATTCAAGCTAATGCCGCCGATCCCACCGCCGATCCCACCGAACCCATCAAACGAGGTTTACCTGTTTCGCAGGGTGTCCCCAATGATGATTCTTCCGGGGGCGGACGGGGTAACGCCCATCTATCGAATCAGCGGCATTTACACTTTCGCGTGTCTCAAGCCGCATGACCCCACGCAAATTCAGGGGGGCTCGCCGCCGTTCACCACAATGCCAGCCAGGCAGAACGTCTACAACATCAACGCCAGCACGAGCAAGACGGGGGTATACTAGCGCTTGGGTCGCTTGAAAAGAGCAACAGGACCAGTGCCGAATCCCGGCATAGTAAAGCCCGAATACTCCCAACTGTTCGCATTGATTTCTTTCAGTGAGCCGGAGCCATTGAAAGCCTCTAGGCCGATGACCACTTGCGGATCTCCGGGTTTGATGGCAGCAGCCGGAAACTCAAAGAACCGATGCTCCCACCCCTTGCCCGCCCCCGGCGCCTGCGCCTGCGCCTGCACCTGCACGGCCGGTCGCTCGCCCTGGCCGCAGCCTGCGAACGACCCGAGCACGAACCCGACGCACAGGGCGAGCACGACAGCGGTGTAGCGGGACATGGCAGCCTCCAGGGTTAGGGGCGACCCCGCCATCGTCCCAGCTGCCGCGCTGCCGTGCAAGCTGACGGGCGTACACCGCGCTACCGGGGTGGAAATTTCGGCTGCGGCGCAATCCACATCAGACGCCCGGTTTGACCCAGGACACCTCCTTTAGGCATGCTTTTGGTTGCTTCTGGAGCAGCCATAAGAGGAGGTGCGCCATTACGATAGAATTAACTACCTCGCCGGGAGGAATTTATAGAAAATTGGGGCTGATGATCGGCGCGATGAACGATCAGAACTCCCTGTCCGGCGGCACGGCCACCACGCCCGTTACGTCGTCGGCCAGCATGATAACCCGCAACGCCAACCTGCAGGTCCAGCTGGCGGTAAGCGGCGGGCCCGGGCAGTACGAAATCGCCTCGCAAATCCCCGGGCTGTACGGCGACACGCAGGGCAATGGGGCGGTGCAGACGGCCATCAGCGGCCTACTCCAATCGCAGGCGAACGTCGCCCAGCAGATGATAGTGGATGTCGCCAACAAGGATGCGTCGGCCAGCAACCTCGCTTCGATCACCACCGTTCCCCAGGCTGTCGGCTATCTGATAACGCAGATGAACAACTCCAGCGACAGCGTCAACGCCTCGGCGCCGTCGATTGGAGCGCAGACCGCCGTCATCGGCATAACCCCGACTGGAAACGGAATCGCCGTCGTCACGGCCAAGGCCGGCAATGGCTACCTTCAGGAGTACCTTGAGCCGGATACCCTGACCTTCCAATGCACGACGGACAGCTTCACGGGAGGGGCAACGGCCGGGTCTGAACAGATCACCGTGACCGGCCTTCCTGCCTCCCCGAGCCCCACCGATTACCGACGATTCTTGGGGACGTACTACGGGCAGGGCATGGCCTCCACCACGCTGCAGGCGGTGGACGGCACTATCAGCAACAGCGCGGGCGGCCTGAACGTCCTCCAAAACAGTGATTTCTTCATCGCAACCAATACCAACGTGCCGGACAACTGGATTGTGAGCGCCGGCAACGTCGGCACGCAGATTCTCCAGGGCACGGGTGGGGCCAACAGCAGCAGCTACACCGGCAGCGGCAACTACGGGTACAACGGCGGCTATCTCGAATTCGCGGGGGACGGCTCCACCACCACCACGATCTATCAGGCTTTCAACACCACGCCGAGCGCCACGCTGGGCGCGGGAGGCACGGCGTACAACATCTCGGGTTTCCCCGACGTGCCGCACGCGGTCAATTTCTGGCTCAAGATGAGCAGCAACGCGACCGCCGCTGGTGTGCTGCAGGTAGCCCTGACAAACAGTGGCGGCACGGTCATCACCGACGATCAGAGCAACAACAACTCGTTCACGGTGACCCTGAGCGGCATCGTGGACACCAACTGGCACAACTACAACGGCGTGTTCCGCCTGCCCAAGAATCCGCCCGCCGTGGTGTGGCTGCAGCTCAAACTGACGACGGCCCTGACCAACGCCAAGAACGCATTCCTTGGCCGCATGGCGATGACGCCGATGACACCCTGCCTTGGCGGCAGCACGCCCTACTACAACGGCGGCTCGTTGATGAGCTTCTTCAGCGGCAACAACAAGATGAATGCCACGGGCGGCCCGCTCATCGCCGACGCATGGACCGTTGGCATCACGAACACGCTGGGTAAGTTCCAACAGGGATTCGAGCAGTTCTTCTCCATGAAGGCCAATAACCTGCACGTCCCGTCATCGGGGTCCAGTACCATCAGCGATGCCCTCGTTGCGTAGGAGTCTCCCCATGCCTCTCGTTCAAGGCGTCGAATTGGGCGCCGTCTACCGCGGCAGCGGCGAGGAAGCCTACCACGCCGCCCATCTGTGCGAGCCGCTAGCCAGCGGTCCAGCCGGTCCAACCGTGGTGGCCTGTCATCATCTCGCCTCGGGCAAGTGGTACTACCTGCCCCTGGCCGACTTCCTCGCTCAGATGCGGCACGGCAGCCAGCCCGCTCCGGTGGCTGCGGAGGGCTAAGCGCGTGCCCATCAACAAGCGCTCCAGCTTGAACACGATCCTGGCGGCCCTGGCGAACCGGCTCAACACCTGGCCGACGACGAAAATCCCGCTGAACCGCATCAAGGTTGTCTCGCGTGACCCAGCGCGAACGCCCATGTTCGACGGCGACAACGACGTGCTACTCAGAGCCCACGGCTTCCGGGCTGACCCCGACATGCGTGATCGACAGGACTTCCGCATCTACCGGCAGCTGGACGTGGTTTTCCGCGTGCGCGATGAACGCGACGAAACAGGCGTCGATTTCCTCTGGCTCACGGACCCCAACACCGGCGCCGCGGCCAACGAAGATGACCTGATGGACGCGCTGCAAAACTTCTGGGCTCAGGACGCCTCGCTCAACAACGTGCTGTTTGCGCCGCCGTGGATCACAGGGGGCAGCGACTACACCCGCGCCAGCAGCAAGGGCGCGAAGATGAGCTGGGGCGAAGTTACCATCACAATGACGCTGCCAATCACTCCCCCGTTGACCCAGACGTACACGTAGGAGGTCGCTCTTGATCTCCTACGGCGGCATCCCCCTCGATGAACCCGAGCCCGGCATATCCGCGTGGGTAGAGCAGCAGCTTGCCCTGAGCGAGATACCGGAATGGTCCGTCCCGACCTGGCCCGGCCCGCGCCGCCTGCTCTGGGCGGCGACGAACCCAAACCAGCCGCCGCCAATAAAATTAGGTCGTCTTTTCTGGCCGCGGGATGCAAGCCGCTGGGCATCGTTCTACTGCCTGGTCACCGACTACCAGCTGGCGAGCATCCGCAAGCAGGCTTACCCCGTCAGCAACGCCAACCAGTACGTTAGCCTGCCCCTGGTCATCAGCGAGGGCAACACCACCTATCAGGTCAGCACAAACCTGTGGATGCTGCCGCCGCGGCCGTTGGCGCAGATCGTCACTCCGGCCTCTCAAAACCTGGACCAGCTGTACCTCATCTGCCTTGTGGATGATCGCTTTTTCTGGTGGGAGAAGGCCGCGGCCATCGCCATCTCGGGCGGGGTGACGACGTGGGCAACTCTGTTCGCGGCCATCGCCACGGGTCTGGGCATCACCCTGACGACGGACACGATCAGCGCGAACTACGTTTACCCGTCCACGGACCTCGTCAGCAACTACGAATACCTACCGCCGCTGCTCGATGCGTGCTGCGCCAGCGTGGGGCACAGGCTGGTGCGCTCCCTGGCTGGCGTTGTAACGACCCAGCAGGCGACCACGGCCGCGACGAAGCAGGCGGCGCAGGTCGCGAAGTGGGCCAAGCAGGCGGGCGGGACGTACCTGTACGACGTGAAGAATCCGCCCCTGGCACCGGCGGGGACGTTCCCGAACAAATACACCTTGCCGGACCTGCCCGGACTGGTGCCAGCGTCGGTGACCGTGGCTTTCCCAGCGGCGACGAACGGGGTCGCAACCGGCCTGGACTATGCCGCGACGGTGACGCTCGCCTCGCTCAGCCTGAGCCAATTCGCGGCCTACCTGCAGAACTCGGCCATCGTCGGCCACAACAGCACACACCTGGTTCATTCATCGGCCGTCGCCAATACCACGGCGGGCCCCGGCCTGGCGAACGCGACGGAGATAACGAACCTCGCCACGCAGATAACAACCGATTACTACCTCTGGCGCCTGAGCAAGCTGGATCAGGCTTTCATGGGCATGGTTCCCTACGTCCCCGAGGGCCTGGCGGACTTCGTGGAATGGCTGCACCGCGACGGCGAGGGCCAGTTGCGGACGCACGTCCACGCAGGCCAGCGCGAGGACTGGACCGACTCGCTCAACCATTGGGGAACCTACGCGGCTGGAGGCCAGACGTTCAGCGGGCCGGTCTACTTCGGCGGCAACGTCACCTATGGTAGCAATTCAACGGTAACGACCGTTGCGGGATCGGTAGTAAACTTCGGCGGGTCCGTTACCTTTGGCGGCGCGATTTATTACACCGAGACGGCCGTCACCATCTCGGGCAACACGAACAACTATGCCATCGGCTCGACCGTCAACTACATCGACGCCAGCATGTCGGGCAGCAGCTACAACCTGACCGGCATTGCCAAGCCGTCGCCTGGTGCTTCCAAAATCGTTTACATCACCAACACCGACGCGACCGGCTCGCTGACGCTGAAGCAAAACAGTGGCAGTAGCACAGCCGGCAATCGCTTCCTGACCCCGAGCGGGTCGGACGTGGTCCTGGCTCCCGGCCAGACGGCGCAGCTCGTTTACAGCACGGCGGAAGCCGCCTGGCTGGTGTTACCCGTGGGTGTGCCGGCCAGTGGCGGCACGGGCACCGTGACCAGCATCACGGCTGGGACGGGATTGACCGGCGGCACGATAACCACCACCGGCACGATTGCCCTATCCACGCCTGTGATCGTCGCCAACGGCGGCACCGGCCTGGCAACGCTGACGGCTCACGCATTTGTGATTGGAGAAGGCACAAGCAATGTCGCGCTCTGCGTGCCGGGCGCTGCCGGCCAGATGGCCCTGAGTCAGGGGGCGTCGGCCGATCCGGCCTTTGTGACGATGCAGAAGGACGGCACGCTGGACGGTAGCGGCAACCTGACCGTGACCGGCATCAACGGCAACACCATCACCAGCCCCGTCACCTTCACCATCGGGGCTACCCTCACCCTGACGGCCGTGCCGACGTGGTACAAGCTGGTCGTCACCCCATCCACGTTCAGCGCCGCTTCCACCACGAATACGGTCGCAGCCTTCGTCGCGCCGGCGGGGACGTGTGTGCTGGCAGAGAAGATCACTAACCAGATGTCTGGCGGTGCCAACTTCACCGGCACCGGTGTCACGAGCTATTCCATCGGCATCGGCATCACGGGCAACAACACGAAGTACATCGCCAACGTGAACGTCCACACAAACGTATCTGCCAGCCCAGGTATCGTCAGCTTCGAGTCCGACACGGGGACAGTCACGTTCAACATGACCGCGACGTGCAACGTGAACCTTAATTTCGCGGCGGCTGCTGGTGAGGCCGAATGCCTCTGGCTTCTATCGCTCGCGCAGTGAGGCTCGCATGGGCAAGAAGCAACGCAAGGGCCGGCTAGTGACGCTCTACGGTGGCCCCCTCGATGGCTGGGTCGAGGAAGTTAGCCCCGCCGATGCCACGGTGCTAACGTCGCCGGCTAACGTGGAGTGTACGGCTAGATACGAACACTGGTGGTGTGAAAGAATTCCTGGCTCAGGTGTTTTTCACTACGAAGGAATCCGCGTTGCAAAATAACTGCGGAGTTTGTCATCGGCGCACGAAGTAATACATAATAGGCTTCGTTGTGGGCTGGCGGCAGGGACACGAGTCTTGGCGGCTGGCAGGCGACGGCACTCCTTTAAGCCATCTCCACCACAGCATACCCGTGATTCAATAAAAGACCCCAGCGGACGCTGTCACGTCCCTGGGGACCGGCACTCGCCGCACGGGGGAATCCCCTCCCCCTGCGTGCGAGGCGCATACAGTGTACACTCGCAAATCCGGTTCCGCTATCCCATCCCAGAGCGATTCCGCCCTTTCGTCGGGTCACGGCGCGGGGGGTTGTCCGCCGCCGCCTCCACACATCGACTATGAGGACGAAGAGGACGACCCGCTCACGGACATTCTTGCCGACGACGCGGAGGATGGCGGCGACCTGGAGGAGCGGCTCGACTCTCCCGACCCCGATACATGGTCAGCAGCCTGGCAAGAGGTCGCCGCCTCGCTGACAGAGATGGACCCCGTCGCCTATCCCGAGTTAAGTCTGCCAGCCAGACCGACGCAATTTCCGGGCGGCAGCGCGGCCAAGCGACAGCTCTGCCGCGAGCGCCTGGCCAACGGCCTAACACCTTGCCACCCGCAAGACTCCCCACCCCACCCTACCGA